GCTTCCACCACCTGAATAACTTCTCCCACCATCACGGAAACCCATCTCTCCGCGCATCTCTCTCATGGCTTTTTCGTAACCTTTGCGGCAGCCTTCCTTGTAGGCTTCCTCCACTTCGTCACCTCTCATACCGAAGCCGCGTCCGTAATCGTCACGCCCTTCTTCTAATATTTCCCACATTCCCATAATCATTTCTTGTTTTTAGATGCTTCAACCACTCCGAGCTGTTCCATTAACTTCTGATTCTGTGCAATGAGGTCAGCCATATTTTTGCTCATTTCCTGCATGTTCTTATCCATATTGGACATTTGCCCTTTCAATGCGGATATTTCCTGCTCCTGCTGTTGCTTGGCTGCAAATTCAGGGTTCAGCATGGCAAGCATTTGGTCACATACCCTAAGAAAGTTCTGATGATATTCCACACTTTTTAGGACATCCTCACTTTTCTGCTTCATGGTAAGGACCTCAGTATTCATTTCGTCTCTTGACCCTGTAATCAGCATTCCTGTCTTAATATCATCGGCAATATTGGCATTAGCCGGTATCTCTTGCAAATTGACATTCTGTCCGTTTATATTCACGACAAAATCAATAACCTGTACCGGCTGCGGATAAGGCATGTTGGGAACAGTCTTATATATGGTTTTTATGGGGCTTACATTAACGACCTGCCCACATTCCAAACTTGGATTTGCACCTCTATGAAGAAGATATAATGTACTGTTTACTCGTAAGTTCTGAAACATGATTGTTTGATTTTAAAGGAGTGTGGCTATTTCCATTTTGGAAATCACCACAAAACTCCATGTTAATTATTACTTGCTCCTTAAAGAAGCTGTTTCTGCTGTAGGAGCCGGAGCCGCTGTCGGTCTGTATCCACCATTAACAAGATACAATTCGTTGGTGTACTTGTTATAGTGAATTTCATAGATGCCTGTTCCGGCTAAGTTTTCAACAGTCACAGGCTCATTGTTATAAGCCATCAACGGTCTTGTGTCCCCATTAGTCCCTATCAGTATCGGAAGAGTTGCAGTCGTGCCGGCAGGTATAGCCTGACGGAGGCTGATATAGAACCCTCCAACATAATCCCTGTTACGGAATGCGTGGTTAGGAAGTTCCAAAGTAACATTCTCCGTGCCGACGGTCACAGCCACCGTAGGAAGAGTGTTGAAATTTGTTCTTCCGATTGATGGGAATAGGGATGGGAATCCTGTAAAAAAGTTAGGCCACATATCTACCTCCTTTCTTACCGGATTAACCCCAGTAGTTGTTGCAACCACATCCACTACGTCCGTATACAGCGTCACCCATATATGCACCGTAGGCGGCTGCGCGGAAACAATCTGTATTAATAGCGGTTAAATTGGGGTATTGAACACTCACAGTATTGGGGAGCTTGCATTTGATTCCATCAACGTCGCTTTGTAATGCCTGCAATCCGGCTGCCAAAGGAGCAATCTGTTGTCCTACTGCACTCAGGATAGTGGCGTTCTGATTACGCTGGGATATTTCGGCTGTTAAAGTAGCCTTTTCCGCAGTAAGAGATGCAATCTTGTCCTGCAATGCCTGATTTTGAATTGCATCAAGTTTGGCAAGGATAGCATTCGTATTTGCAGTAGCCCCGTCACGCAATGACAATGCATTGTTGTTCATTGTATTGGTAAGGGCATTCATTGATTCGCAATTCTGCAAACGTCCTTCATAACCTTGTCTTTCAATAGCTGTTTGCGTTTTGCAGCAACAATCGGCAAGTTGAGTAAGGATAGACTGGTTGCCTGACTGCATAGCATTAATAATCTGGTTGGTTGACAATCCCACCTGATTACCTACTTGTGTAATGCTATTCTGAACATTGCACAATGCTGTCTGAACCTGTTGGGTAGAGCAGTTGAATGAAGAAGCCAATTGAGAGATAGCATTACCGTTACCCTGAATAGCTTGCATCAACAATTCGCGTCCTGCGTTTCCTGCCAATTCTGCCGGAAGTCCGTTAGCTCCGTTTCCTCCACGTCCACCGAACAAACCGCCACCGTTGCCGTTCCATCCAAAGATACTTGCTATCACAACAAGCCAGATAATGCTCCACCATCCGTCCTGTCCTCCAAAGCCGTTGCCGTTATTCATCAAGGCAAGCAGGTTAGGGTCTATCCCCTTGTTCCCAAACATTCCGGGAAGCATGGCGGTAATGTCAAGCTTGCTACCGCCTGAACCTCCATTGCCTCCGTCTGAATTAAAAACATAAGTTCTTTCCATAAGTATTTGTATTTTGTATCCCGGTCAAAATTGACCGTATGCAAAAGTACATATGTTGTAACTTATGTAAAATCAGTTGTTTCCCAATGATTTCTTTATATTATCCCAATATATTCTCAACATTTTCCCACTTTCCATCCTCTCATAGAAATTTGATATCATGTAGTTGACAGCACGTTTGGTTTTGTGGATATGAACGGCTATTTGTGAAGGGTACATGCCGCTTTCAGACAGGAGAGACACAAGAAGATACCGGGCATCCACTGTTTCCATGTTTTTATCAGATGATAATATTTGGTCTACAGGCACTTCGGTTTCTTTTGAAACAATATTAATTATCTTGGCAAAGATTTCTGATTTGCACATAGTTTTTTCTAATTTTTATGCTTATCTTTGCCTCGCCACATAAAACATGAGATTTTGATGAACAAAGCATAAGATATTTATGTTGAAGATATTAGCCCCCAACATCAGGTATCTTATGCTTTATCATGTTTTTATGTGGCAATATTAATATGATGTATGTTGGGGGCTTTTTTTTTAATTCTTAGCCCCCGAAAGAACTGCTTTTGTTATTTTTGAGTAATCGCTACGCTTCTACTCGTAGCGTTGTGAGGATAATCCTCGGTATAGTGTTCTATTTCATTTTGAACCTCCTTTCTTTTTTATATTATAATTATGCAATTATACAAATAAATTACCACACCAACAAATTATAACTAATTCCAATTCCTACATAACTCCCCACCGGATAACTATATCCTGCCTGAATCCCTAATCCCCATTTTTTTGATGGACATTTCGGTATGCGCACAATATCATTAGTAACCGTGACAGTCTTAGGATATACCTTCAAACTGTCCAAGTTCGGGTTATAACCACTGACATAAGCCGTATAGTTACTGTCCCGGTATATCTTCTGCTCGACAGGGAGCACCGTATCACCTACATGGATAGTATCGCCTGTGTGCCAGCAAATCAAAGGAGTAGGAAGGTAGTAGGGGACCGTATCCCTTCTTATCACAAGGCTTGAGCTGAATACCGTATCCGTTCTTGCCTCTATAACTGCTTCGGGGGATGGCTTTGCGAACCATCCTAAACCGAAAGCGAGTACAACCAGTAATATGTAAGGAAGCCATTTCATTTCAATTTGCTTTTAGCTTGCAACATTAACATACAACCCTACCAAGCTGCTTAAGTCATGGGTCAATGCCTGACCGCTGTCCCTTGTGCAAATATACAATACGTCATTCTGAGTATAGTACTTGTCCTTGAATATCTCCATAGGAGGTGTATAGGGTATAGGGTCATCCTTGGTGCCTGATGCGGTCTCCACAACCACTTCGTAGAGTGCTGCCGTAGCCTTGCCGGGATATTGGCTCTCCAAAACCATAGGGATATCTTGCCGGACCTTATACAGGTGTTCCTTGTAATTAACCTTCATTCCCTTGGATAAGGATTCGTCTATGAATTCCGTCCAATCGGGATACAGCGATTTAACTTTCAAAGATTCGCTGTCTGTCAGGCTCAATGTCTGTATCTGTTTTTTGGCGGATTCCACCATGTTTTGTGCGGATGCAGCCAATATGTAATCAGCACTATAAGGTTGCGGTTCGTGATTCCATTCTTCCGATTCCATGATTTGTACAAATTCGGGGTCGTCCATTCTGTAGGTGGGGAAGGAGTCCCTTGGGAAGAGGTTAATGAATTCTTCATGCAGCACTACTTTGGTTGCATCTGCGTTGCTTCGCATTGTCGGCAAAGCCAACAATCCATGTTGGGTCAGCCATTCCACTGTAACGATTGTATATCTCATTGTCCAATTATATTAGTTAATACGTAATCAATTAATTCTTGCTCTGTGAATCCGTCTGCCTCTGTTGGTATGGAATCAAAGGCTATGGAGTTGTAAAAAGCGATTCTAGAAAAATATCCGGAATTACGATGTTCGTTAGCAAAAAAAACAGGCCGTACAGTATTGGTAGAATCGACTGTACCATTCACAATTGTAATAGTATGTTTAACATTGAATAATTCTTGGCAGTAAATAGACTTATTCAACATGCCATCTATATAAGTTACACCATTAGGGTTGTTGCTATTATATGCAATTGCATTCCTAATAGGTCTCACCCAAAACGATTTGCTCATATTACTTTGAGCATAATATGCCTTACCAGCGTTAAAGTCCCCTATCGGATTAACCGTCATAAACAGCATCTTCACTCCACTACTCAGATTCTCTACCAATCCAAAATCATCTACACCATCTGTCACTAATGCACCGGGATATTCGGGTATCTGAGTAATGGTGATGTTACAGTTGTCTATAGGCTGTTTGGAAGTAAACCCATACCATCCGGATAATCCTTCGTATTCACTCGAATTGAACTCAAAGTATCCATTTTCCAATGTAATATTTTTGCTACCTTCTGCATCTGTGTATCTAAAGACTAACTTACCTTTAAGCTCTTCCGTTATCCCTGTAATATTACATTTTAAAGTTGCTTTTTTGCTACCATCTTGATATAATGCTCCTCTATATTCTATTTTTACGGATTGTATTACAATTGATGAGTCCGATTCTATTTTTACGACTCCATTGTTTGAATCTGTTCTCCAATTACTAAAGTTGTCGTTGTATCCTCCAACACCACTCATTTCGGCAAACAAGAAGTTATTTAATTTCATTCTCCTTCCTTTACCCGACAAGTCCTGCAAGTAAGCAGATTCCTTCAATGTTTCGTTGGTCGCACCTTGCTTCTTTACGTCATAGTAGAAAACGATATGCTCCCTTATCCATTGAGGGATAGGGGAAGGCTTGGAACCACCGCCACCCGAACGGATTTCGCCAATGTGATTCAGTGCGATTGTATTCAACCGCACCGAATTTAAAGATATTGTGTTAACCTTCATAATCACTCCAAAATTAATGCCTTGACAGGCTTAACATTGCACTGAATCTTGATATGCTGCTCACCAATGACACCTTCGATGTTCTTCTGCCAAACTGTTCCAACCCCGTAATCGACTTCGAACGGCACCCAACTCTCACCGTCCAAACTCTGAAACAATACCACCTTGGACGGATGTGTATCGAATACCAATTGCAAACCAAATGTAGACGCAGCAGGCTGAAACTTATACTCCTGATTGGAGCCGGATGCTGCAAAATTGCCGGTTATATCCTTTAATGCCATAATTGTAGATTTAATTGTTAAACAATTTCAATTGTAATACTTTCGCCTCTTCTCTGTGCATCCTCTATCAGCACATTGAGCTTATCGGATGTATATCGGGATTCGGTCAATCGACCGACTTCCGTATTCCTTCCGACAAGTATGCAGCCGGCAGAATCATCGGCAGTATTCCCCGGATGTATCAAGATGCCTTCAAAGGCAGGGACGTTAAGCAATCGTGGCAGGTTTCTGCCAAACTTGGGAGACCAATTATATACTACCTTATATTCTCCGTAAGGGATGGCGGTTTTGCCATATACCTTCTTTTCATTGCTCAAATCGCGGACGGTGTCTTCCAACGTGTTGCAGAAAAACTGTTCGTCTACGAACAGTCTGCCCACCGTATAAGCGGGTTTCTTCCATAATCTTTCCACTCTTAATTTCATTTCTTTTCCTCCTTAATTACTTCTTTAATATCTTCTTTGTCAACTTTTAATGTCTTGCCGAAAATCAGCCTGAACGCTTCGACAATATTCAGCTCGATTCCCTTCGGCTTAAGTATGTTGCTGATAATCGAGCACATTTCCAAAAAACATACCATCAGGCAGGAATACATATCAATGTCGTAACGGCTACCCGATGCCTTGTTTATCATCACCACCATGAAAACAAAGCTGAAATATGTAACCATCTTGCCCATGGTTCGCCTTACCGCCCGACTGAACCGGACCTGTTCGCCCATTATGATACTCTTTCTCAGCCCGCAGGCTAAATCACATATAATCACGGCAGCAGACACTATCAGCCACGGAATCATGTGTTCTATACTCTCCTGAACGAATGCGGTAGCTATTCCTGCCAATCCTCCGGCTACGCTCTTATCGATGCCATCTCTAACTATTGCACTAATCATTTGTCGGATTAATTTTTAATGTTATATTTGCAAAACCTTGTTAACCGGAACGCGAAAGCTAATCTTGATTCCCTGCCCGCCTGAGAAGGTATGCAGGGAATTTCCCTATCTTAGCCTAATCAAGATTAAACACAAGCTTGCTCGGATAGCCAACGGTATAGTCATAATTAATCAGCTCTTCAAGCGTACTTAATCCGGATACCTCGGATAGATGCTGCTGTGTGACATTATAGCATGATAACGCATACAACTCCAATTGAGAAAGCATCTGTAGTGCCACATCTATTGGGATGGTGTAATTAATCCCCTCAAACCAAAGAACGGTATCAGTCTTTTTGGCACTCTTCTCAATGTTGATGCTGTTCATCAGACCTACACGCATTTCCTTGGAGAACCACATCTTCTTGCCGGCAAGGGTAAATTCGTTCACATGGTCAGACACATCATATTCTTTGACGCGCTTCTCCAGTTCCCGGACCAATGATTTTCTTACCGACCCTTCATCATTCGTATCACAGTACACCCATAATGTATCATATATATATGCTGTCCTTTCTACAGTACCTTCCATCGCAGGATAAGTAACTACTTCCTCGTTGACGCATACCAATGCTTTCTTGCCTGAATAGGTTATTAAAGGCATACGTATATCAAATTCATTTCTTTCTGTTTCCATAATCATTCTGTTATAATTCGATAAAAGGGATAGAAAAAGCTCCAGCGTAATGGGCAAATTTATTGGCAGCATTATAGTTGCAAAACGAGGTACGAACCGAAGCATAGATGAAACTCTCAAGGCAACCCACAACAGAGCCATGGAGACACCGCTCATTCGCATTGACATCGTTATTAATATATAACCATAAGTAAGCATTCTCGTAATTACGGTTCCTTCCACCGGTAGTCTCCGCACAAAAAAGAGAAAAATCATAATCCGATTTTTTCACCCATGATTCACTGGCAACAGGAAAATTAACCCCCGGATATTCCTTCTTTAAATCCAAACCTTTTTCCATGTCACTTTCTTCATTGTCATGGACACGGTATGAGTAGGTTGTACGTGCGGGTACTCTGCTCACATCTGATGCACAGCGGAATTGCACAGGCAGATTATTGCCTTCCGAATCCTTTCGGACAATGTAATATGCACCGTCCATCTGTCGGGATAGCCCGACAATCGGTAGATTCCATCCTCTGTATATGGGGACAGAGCGTTTCAGGATTCCAATGCCGCCATCCAGCACCGTATTGTCACTCCATTTGACACCGTCAATAAATTCCATCTTGGTGTAAGAGTTTACGACGGCTGTCATTACTCCGTCTGCCATTCCCTCACATCCGGGGACATTTCTTACCACGTAGTAATGCTTGCAGGCTTCCATGCCTGCGCCCGTAGACAGGTTGACAGAACCATCGGTTGTACACGACACATTTCCGGCTGCGTCAAAAGTGAACACATTCCCAATATTCCCTATCTTCGGCACAAGTCCTGCCTTGGATATGCCGTCCAATAGTCTTTGAGCTTCCATTATTTCTAAAAATCCGCACCATGTGTTACCTGAAATACCACCAATCAGATTAGTCTTATTTGCCGAAGATGGCGGAATAACCATATTAACACCATGCAGAGTGCTGTATTTTACTGTATCCCCGATTATCACCTTCCATCCGCTATTAGCGGTAAGTGCACTGTCTGCAAATGTAGTCGCATTAACGCTGTCTAATATTGTACAACCTGCGCCAAACAGGTTTAACCTAGTATGTGCCCATGTGCCTATCTCAAAACTCATCAGACAAATAATGATTTCATAGAACTCATAATACATGCCCATATATGGACGATTGGTCGCTTCGTCTGCATTCTTTGCCTGTGCATTCTTGATTGATTGTACCGCGGACACATTTTGTGTCGGGTATCCGCCACCACTTGTCTTATAGCTTTTTTTGAATATGTTCAAAGGCGCGGAGTATGTCCCGATTGCGTTCTTATTATAGACATAATGGGCGCAATTTCTTGCATCACCTTCCAGCTTGGCGGTAACACATTCACCGGGGACGATGGCAAACGGTCTGATTCGCTTTGCCTGCTTCCCTCCGATACCGAAAGGCAGAAGAGATAATGCCACAATGTTATATTCCCCTTCCGTACCTCCCTGTGGCGTATATTGCATGGTGGTGCGTAAGTAATACAAATCGCAATCGGTGAAGTTCATTACGTCTCCATCGGTCCCGTCTATGGCAATATTCCTGCCATCGACAGATTGAGTAAGTCTTCCCGGTGCACATTGTTTTAACAACTTGCCATTCTTAAACACTCCAAGATGCAGATGTGACGCTAACGAGCGAAGTTTCGATGTGTTCCCAAATGTAACCTGTGCATCCGGGTCTGCACTTCCGTTTACTCTTGCGAATCCACATGCGCCCAAGGCTTCCAGCTCATTTGCCAGTGCTTCGATAGCGGTTGCATTGGCTTCCTCGGCTGTTTTTGCACGTTTTGTTTCGTCAAGAATTCGCTTATTCAATTCGGTTAACTCTTCCGTAAGGTTTTTACGCGTAGTCGGATGTACCACCGCATCAGTGGTTGTAGCAGGGTAAATAGTCTGCCCGCCTTTGGTAAGTTTATGAATTTTAGCCATATAATTCTTATTAATTTCGTAAATTTATTCTTTATCGGTTCCCGATTAAAGGAAAACACTCAGTACATCTTCGTATTCTTTATCGGAAATTGGAGAGGAAGAAAGCATCTCATTCTGCACATCCTTTACCACAGAGTCCTTTAATTCGGTACGCTGCTCCTCTGTCATGGATTCCCATGTCATTGGGTCTCCCTTATCGCCCTTCTGATAGTTAGGATAAACGTCAATTGTACCTGTACTGTCATCAGACTTGCCATTGACAAGAACGATGCTTGTAAACTCCATGGATACAAGGTTACAGATACCATCAGCAAAATCAGCATCAGTAAGGTAATACTCGCGTCTGACCGTCAGGTTGCCCGGACGCATGCCATGATTATCAAACACAACCAGCAGGCTGCCATCATCCAGCCTGCGACAGTTCTTGTAATCGTGTCCGTCGAAAGAGGCTACAACGGGTTTCGACAATGCTGTCTGATAAGTAAACCGGAAAGGAGTTTTCAGGTCTCCATTGAGGTTTTTCTCTATGATTTTAAAATCGGACTGATAATTTATTCTCATAACTATAATATTGATGTCACATCGTCAATTTCCACGGCAGACAGATACTTCTTATCAGCGTCTACGGTTTTCTGATAAGGTGTTAAATCAGGTGCCACGTATCTTTTCAACGCATCGGTAGATAATCTTCCGTTTGTATTCCCTTCCTGAAAGGGTATGTTCTCCTTACCGTTCGGCATTGTCCGTGCGTCAAGCTCGTTAATCGTTTTTCCTGCCATAAGTATTTGTTTTACATTATAAACATTCTGCCAATCTCCGCCAATACGGTGATACCATTAACCTTGATTTCCCCATCTTCATTCCTGCCGATTGCAAACTCCTTATCCGTAGGGATAACTTCCGCAATGGAAACCAAATCATCCTCTGTGAGTGCCCTTTCGTTAACTGTATAGTCATTGTCTGCCGAAGCGCATTCTCTTGCCTCTTCAAACTCACGCATCAGTGTTTTTTTCATATCAACATAAGAGAGGTATTCCTCACTCTGCTTAATCGACTCAAGCTCCTGTTTTTCTTCGCTGCTTATGTTTTCTTTCTTCTCCAGCTCAGTCACGCGGGGGAAGGCTTGGGCGTCATATCCTTCGGGCTTCAGCTTGGCATAGATACCGCGCATATCCTCGTTAAAGCTCTCCATTGCCCTTTCGTAAGCTACCAGATTCAAGATTATCTTCACCTTCGTTTTATTGGCAAGTGGCGCACCCTCATCCGATTTCAGAGGCACGAGTTGCAAAAAACTCATTTTTCTGATAATTTCGTTGATTTTCATTTTGCACCTCCTTCCTTGGGAATGGAAGACAATATGCTTCTAAGCATACTCTCTATATCTTCGATGGGAGCTTTCATGCCTACTGTCATGGTAAACCCTGTGGGCATGATAGAGGCTGTGCCGACATAAGCATCTCCATCCAATACGATATATTGGATATCATTTGTTGTGTTGTTTGAGACCTCGCCATTTTCATAAAGCCTTGTAATACTTTCTTTTTTTCTTATCAGTTCCATATCTGTATAATTTAATGATTAGTATATTATGGGTTAGGGTTCAAAGCCAAAGGATAAGCCTTCTTCGTGTACTTTCCGTTGGATAGTGTAACATATACATAGTACTCTTGCAAGAAATTCATCAAATCAAATTGACCCGATATCACAACCGGATTGTCCAGAGTCAAATCCTTGTCTCCTAAAGATTTTTGCTGCTCACCTGCCTGGAACGGGTCGGTCACGTCACTCGTTATGAATCGCAGACTAATCCAATTGTTGCGAAGTGTCATATTGCCATTGGTAGCCTTTAACTTGAGTTCCCACTTGACAGCCGTATTCAGACCTGTCATTGGATCCGTCACATACTCTGCATTCAGATTGATTACCAAACCACCCGCTTCTTCTTCCGATACATACTTAACCCTGCCGGGAGAGCAGTTCATAACGGGCAGGAACAAGTTAACCGAATCCAAGTCATAGATGCTATCAATCTTATTCATACAGAGAAATGGATATACATCATAATATTGACCTAGTGTCAGACCCCTGGCAGGCATTTCCAATGACACACCCGGCTTCACGTTCGCCAGTTTCCTTACGATTCTGTTGGACGAGTCAACCAACATCGCCCCAAACCACCATGTTTCAAGGTTAGTCCCGAAATCTATATCGGACAACGTTATAGAGCCGGGACCTGACTTGTCCACATCGGTAATGTTGATTCCAACCGAACATGATATAGTTCCGGATTGGGATACTTTGGAATCGCACTGAAAAGCGAATATGGGTGCCCATGCATTATGCTTGTACAACAGAAAATCAGCCAGCCTATACGGACTCCCACTTCCGCCCCAAGGTCTCTCATAGGTATATCCGTTCATCTTGTCTTCCGTATACAGCTTGGGGATTTCTTCATAAGACGCTACAGGGGGCGGCTTAATGCCGCAATTCTTCATCGAGCCTTTCCACCACGCCCCTTCACCGTCAGACGGCATGCTCCTGTCAGGAGCAGCAGAAGCAATATGGACAGGCTTACATCTTGACCACATATTAATCTCATGGCTCGTGCATAACCCGCTCACATTCGCTGCAGACGTTCCAAGAACGGAAGCAACGTCACTCCTCAGATTGACAGGAGACGTAATTACGTTATTCGAATTAGCCATATCAGTAGAGCAGTAACAGGGTTATATAAGTCGAGATAAAGGCACACATCTCCATCCAAAACACAGGCTTCTTGAACTTAAGGCATGCCAATACGATTACACCGCCAAGGAAGGTTATAAGAGGGACGTACCAAAAACTCATCAACACTTGCCATACAAGAGAGGCAAGCGCGCAGATTCCCGCGCTTACATAATGGATATTGCGGTTATAGTCCTCCTTGAACAAGGGAGCCGAGCCGACAAATGCCAATGATGCACTTGCGATAAACGCCAGGAATTGGTATTCTTCCTTGCTGGCTTCGATGAACGATGCAACCAGCAGGGAAGATTCGGCAAGGCAGAAGAGCGTGAACAGCCAACCCCTCTTTCCAAGCCGATAGTATGTGTCACTGATACTTGCAGGGATGCCATACATCCCGACTGTATATCCGATATAGGATACAAACAGAACAATCGAAACAATCAATAATGTAACCATAGTTTTTAATTTATAAATTTACGTTTCAAATCATCAATCTCTTTGTGCAGCTCAATTATCTGAGCCTGCAATACTGCCGTATATTGGGCATAGTTCACGGACAGGTAGTGTTCTTTCGAGCTGCCTTTAGACACCAGCTCAGGATACAATTCTATCATGTCCTGTGCGATAAACCCTATACTTTCCTTTCCATCCTTGATATAGCTGACAGGGGTAATGAACCCTCTGTTCCGTAGCGGTTTTATACATGATTTTAAGCGCGCGTCCGAATAAGCGGTAATCTCACCGCTTGCAAGGAACGAACCTTGGACAACCGCCCTGTTATTAGAGGCTTCAAGCTCCAATCTAATCCCCGGGCTGTTACCTCCATCATCATTCGACACTGCTATCAACATGGTTCCCCATGTGTCGTAATTAGGACGATACGTGCCAATGGTGTATCTTGTCTGCCATCCAACACCGTCCAGTGTATCCTTCCAGCCAAGAATCGGTCTACAGGAGTCGTGCATCATCAAGGATAATTGGTTAGCCCTGAATACGGCATTGTCCGGATTGAAGTATATCGGCCATTGAAATTGCCAACGGTCTGTCATCGTGCTTACGAATGATGCTCTGCATTGAATATTATTGTAGCAATAGAGATTCGTGATATTAACAATACCGTCCGACTGGAACTGAGCTACACGCCCTGCCGAAGTGTAGAATGCGATACCGTAATATCCCGACATGTGCACAAAATTGTCATTCCCTGCGAAGGATAAACCATTCCAAGGACTACCCCCATCGTGAGCATTATCAGGCTCACTACCAATTATGGTGCACCCAACCTTATTCGCCCAAACAGTACTCCACATATTGCTATTCCATCCACCGCCAAGGCTCTTGCTTCCCGATGTGGGAATCAGCCCATCAGAACCGAAACTGTAACCGAATCCCGAACCATTAAGGGATATTTTTTTGCTTCCGTAGATAGTCAAGGAATCATCAGACGCCTCCTTCAAGTATACGTAATCACCGTCACCGAAGTTTATTTTGTTACCAAAATTCCCGGCTTTGTTCAGGACTATATTATTAGTGGTCGTAGTTCCGTTTATCGCAAGGTTGCCTGTTATCGTCCCACCTGCCAAAGGCAGATACTTTCCTGTTATAATATCATCCTCCAATTGGGACAGTTTTGTCGGGTACGCAGGAAGAGAGATCACTCCATTGGATACATTATAAGGAGTCGTGCCCAGCTTTACCTGTTTGGCATATACATTGCCCAAGTCCGGTATATGGGAAAAATGGATTCTCTTGGACGTGTCAGACTTGGCAAGCTCATCCCACATGGCATCTATATCCAAACCGCCACCGCCTTTTTTATTCGTCCACTTGTTTTTGATTGAGTCGTAGGTCAATACCTGTCCTTCCGATAGAGGAGTAACCAGGTCTACATCGTCCAGCATGCCCAATGAGGTTGCACCACTTCCACCACCGGTTGTCGAACCGAACGCAGCAAGGTCTCCCGTAGCGTAGAAATTAACCATAGACCCATCATCTTTCTCTACATATACGGCATTATTGGCTGCGTCATATTTCAGCAAGGCATTACCGATTTGGACAGAATTGATGGCTTTTATATGAGTGAACGGATATTGAGGTTCCAATATATATTTGAATTCTGCCGAGCGCAAGAACTTAAATGCCGACAGTAATACACCGACCGTTTCCTCACCGACAAAGAATGACAACGGGTCTGCATGGAGTGTACCATCTTCTTCCCACCAAAGTGCACCGTTGGCAAAATAACCCGTACCGTCAAAGCGCACAAGACCTTTGGCAACGTTTTCCGGCACGCTGCTTTCCGGGTAATCGAATTTGTCCAGCATGGAACCTCCCCACCAGGAAGCAATACCTCCGCCACGCTTGTCGGATTGGTATACACCGTTCGTACCGCTCATTATCTTGAAACCGCTTTCCGAGGTGTATCCTAAAGCTAACAATGAGGATTGAATAAGACCACCCTCAATATTGGTATATTCCTTAAGTGCTTTCGTCAGATAGGATATATCTCCTATATTCTTCGATATTTCCTTGATGGATTCGTTAAGCTTGCCCTGTATATAATTGTTCGCGGCATTGACATTGGCAATAAAATCACCGTACTTCAAGTTGAACGCTGAATACTTGCCATCCACCATAGCCACTTCGGTAGCTGTGGTCTTACCGTCCTGAATCACACCGTTAATGGTGTTTATAAGCTCCTGTGCCGAGTTATTGAACAAGCGGTACGCAGTTTCCAACTCCGTCTTTACCACGCCTTCATCAAGAAGCTCATTCTCTATAATCTTATTATAGGATTCTGTTACATCGTTTTTGATGGAATCAATATTATTCAGGTATTTTTTAATCGCAGCCGCTTCCCCTCTGTCTACGACACCATCATTGAATGCTTCATCGGTAAAGTCCTTCATTGAACTTACAGTGCTATCCAGCTTTTCAGCCGCTTTCTTCGTCTCTTCGGCTATTTTCTTTGCTTCTTGCGCCAAAGTGTCATCAGTGTATTTTGATGCAAGCTCCCAATGGGAGATACTAAATGCTTCCCCTGCCTTTTTCGAAGTGTTCGCTCTGAGCATATCGTCCTTGTAAGTGCTACCATAGGTCGCATTTACCCACATATCACCTATGTCGTATGCGTCCGAATTCTGCGGTTGTCTCACAAAGATGCGTCTTTTCCCATCTGCGGTATCCTGTGCTTTTTGAGCGTTTTCCAAAGCCTTGACAATATCCGTATCGGTAATGGCATTCCAATACCATCCCTTTTCTTGTTCATATTGGAACCGGTATGCTTTTCCCTCCTTGCTGTAATAGAGGTCTCCCAAATGATTGTTCTTCTTCTCATCTGTATCCCAATCGGATGCGGGAAGATTTTCAAGGGTGGGCACAGGGTCGTAAAACCATGTTTCTATCGCACCGTCAACCTGATTCTGGATATTATCTATTTCCTGCTTGATGTACTCTTTCAGAGGGTCTAAATCCTCAATGTACTTTTCAGATGCTTTTTTGAGAGCATCTTCGATGGTGTCTCCATTGCCGATGGTAGTACCGACCGACAGCTTTCCTTTCAATTCCACGCCTTCACCTTGGGTGAACTTAACAAAGCTGTTACCATCACGGTCCCCAATATACGCATCACCGTATACATGGAAAAACGCCTTGTTGTTAGTTTTGTCTACACCATACTCAACATACTCCTTGTTCAAGTAGGAGTAGGAGTCTATACCGTGATACAGAGTAACACTCGGGCTGAACACATCGGTAGAAGAGAAAACAATGGCATTCTGTGCGTCAATATTGCTTTCATCCGTCACGTCCTTGTTGTCAATGCCTTTCCATTTGATTCGTGCACCAAGGTGGGCTACAGTATCACCCTTTGCCGGAATATCACTGCCTGTGTCGCAATCCGCCATGCTGAGGTCAATATAGTGCAATTTGTATATGCCGACATTGATAGGCTCTTTGCTTGCCCCTACACATAAACGCCAATAATAATGGTTCGCTACCTGTTGGTATTCTCCCGGTTTTTGTATGTTGAAGTTTTTGCTCTGTATCTGGAAGCCTGCACGGAAGCGGTTCTCCACTTCCACACCGTCCTGCTCGGCAAGGAAGAAACATCTGTACACGCCTTCGGGGACGCCATTGTCTACCGTTTCTTTATCCATCAATTGGAGTTCACTGCCATCTGCAAGCAATATAGGATTCCCGTCTGCCATTGAAAGTATGGGCGTTTGTTCAATGGTGCCCTTGGTCCAAACATCAATAAGCGTAACAGCACCACCCGGAGTTAGAACTATCTTTCCACCTACAGAATTTACATTTTGTATCTCCAATGATTCGAAATAGGCTTTCATGCGGACTTTCAGTTTATCAACCTCCGCATAGGTTTGACCTGTTTCCTTATCAACCATTATGATACCACCTGTACTACCACTGACAAATTTCCCTATTTCAAAAGCTTTGTCAGAGGATAACTTGTGCGGGGTACGGTCATCTTGTGTTTTACTGAGAAAATGTCGAGAGACTTTTGCTAAGATATCAGTAGTAGAAATACTATTCCCTCCCAATGTATTACCTATGATATCGCCTGCAATTTCTGTAATAGTACTTCGTAATGCAGAAACATTTGCAGATAATTTGTCTGTTAATTCAACAGATATGTCATATAAGCAATTTTTGTCCGCTCTACAAGTAAATGAATTTACATACATAAGATACTCATGTTCGTTGTATTTTATATACATGCGAACATTCTCATTTAGTAATTCTGCTAATTGAATATTGTCTGCAAGAAATACTCTGGAAAAATTGACGGAGAATGTGAATTTTTCGTCATTATTCTCTGACATATACTTTATCAATGCTTCATCCAATCTCTTCTCAGCAGCGAGTACAAGGGACTTGGGCATCTTAATGCCTGTAATCACAAATTTATCCCCGACAGAAGGCTTATAGTTATTGGTGGCATTAGGCATAACAATTCCGAAAGTGGTATTGTCCTTTTTTACTGCAATCCAAACTTCATTTGTAGAAGTGTTTTGTTGGCTTTCTACATATTGGGATGGTTGTGAAGTAACCTTCTGCTCAAAATCTCCTGCCGGTAAGTTCCCGGAAGAATCCACCAATACAGGGTTGAATGCCCTTTCCGGTTCATTGTCCTTATAGGTAACTCCTATTTCAAACTCGCAAGCAGCGCAATTACCCGTAGTCATATTGATTACAGCTGTGCCACCCTCCAAACCCTGTTCGAACAGGTTAAAGCCGTAATCTCCATTATATATATGTAATTTTATGTAGAAATAAGAATGTACATACTCATCTGTATCATTGAATATATTATTCCCTTCTCCGGTTCCGAGTTCGTCACTATCATTAGCATCAAAAGCAATATCCGCAATCTCACCAAATAACTGTCCCGAAGCGTTTGTCACATTTTCTATAGTAGGCTTTATATCGCTAAAATCTACCTTTATCTCTTTTACCTTCTTAGAAGAAAATGTATTTTTGAAAGAGTAGTAATCATTTGTGCCGGGTATCTTATACGTGTCGTTAAGCGCATTGTAGAATCTTTCTGCTCCATTTGTTTGTCTGTAAATGGAAGGCATAAGGTTTTGTGTACGTTCTATAGTACCTTTTTCATCATCATTCGGATAGTAGAAAGGAATGTTGTCAGAGCTACCAACACCAGTAACGCGATTGACAATTTTATAATTGGCGTTTGTCTTTTTTATTGATACAAGCCCTTTCTTATACTCGAAGGGAGTAGAAATTACATTCTCTGTATATCCTATGTGACAAACCTTACCTACAAAGTAATAAGGAAGTTCGTATATGGTATATATGGATTGTAACGCTTCTGCAAGGTACACATTGTCAAGTGAAACAAGTTTGGAATCGGAAGTAATATCATCATCTATGATTACCGAATATCCGATACCTGATTTTGCCATTGAAGCGTTAAGGCGACCTACAAACTCGTTTATGTCTCCCATGAACTTCACAGAAGTAGAGTTGGAATGATAAGTATCTGTTCCAGTTGTCACCACATCCATGAAATACACGTTCTCCAATACGATACGTTCTGAAACGAACTGGAGTTCATGCTTATACATAATGCTTTTGTTGTCCTTTGAAGATGTAGGGGTTTGGTCGACATAGTATCTCTCACCTCTGAATTCCACAAATTCCTCTCCAGTCCACTCTTCATCCAAGCAAGACGGATAGTTGAGCGTGGCGGTAAGCGTAGGAGTGCCGGCCATGCGCTGTGCCGTGTAAGTGTATTCACCCAGCTTTGCAGACATGGTTTCGTTGGGAAATTTGACTTTTCCCCCATGTGTATCCAGCTTGTATATGTATAGGCTCTGTTTCTCCATTACTTGTGTTGTTTGTTTTCTCTGAATTCTTCGTATATATTTGGAAACTTATGCAGGACATATTCGATGAACATATAAATGTGATGGTACAGATCTCTATTCTCACCATCATACATAATATCAAGTCGATTAACGTCTTGTATCTTCATGAATAGATTGAAAATTGCGTTATCTGTTTCATCAATTCGCTCTTGCATTTTGGCAATCTCTTTAATGAAGTTGGCATCTATGTTTATCACTTGTTTATTCATTATTACCTCCTTCCTGCTTGTTCGTTTTGTTGGCTTGCTGTTGGGCAATCACCTTTTCTTCTGCTTCCTTAACTTCCTTAGTCACTCGTTGCTCCTCATCGGGTGTGCTCTCCGTGTTCTTTTCGATAGCCGTTTTCGTGGAGAGAATACCAGCCTGTTTCATTGAGATAAGCATGTTGTTATACTCAGTTGCGCTGAACGGCTGCCATATCTTGAACTTACAGCTGACACGAAGTTTGTCAAATTCTGTAATGGCGTTTACGTTCTCGCCTTTTTTCACCAATTCTTTGGCTAATCCCTCCTTGAACAGGCGCATCATCTTGTCTGCAAAATTCTGCCACTCGATAACCCCTTGCTGGGCATTCTTCAAATCTAAATCACGGGTCAGCGTAATAGCCAGTCCGCTTATGTCACCACTTGACTTGACATCTTTAGGCAAAAGAAATGTGCATGAGGTGTTTATCTGTATCTTCTCGAACAAATCTTGCAGACTGTCAAGCATACCTTGTGGACTGGGCGGTGCTTTGAACTCTGCACTTCCGTTACCGTCCATTGACTTGTCTTGCAAAATGATACTCCCTGCAAGTTTCTTTGTCGTTTCTGACAGATTGCCTTTAATATACAGAATGCCCCAGCCGTTCCGTTTCTGAATGACAAAGAAGATGTTGTAGATAATCTCGTAAATCTCGATAAGACTCTGTCCGTTGTTCCACGCCACATTACCGCGTTTGGTACACAATGGTATCTCACTGAAACCGTGCTCTACCGGGTTTTCCCTTATCCAGCCATCTTCATCCGCTCCATCGCCCGAATTACGCATACGATACATATACTTGTCGTCATAGCTGTCTATGTATTCCACACCATCCGCATCGGCATAGTAAACACTTTCAAGAAGTCTGTCACCGTTGTTGTCATTATGGGATATGATAACATAACCGTCCTCATAGCTTATCAGGCGGCATTTGATACGTCCTTGATAGTCATAGTAGAATAAAAGTCCTGCATCTCCCGTAGCAAGCTGCGTGCGGACTGCTTTTGTGCGCCATCCGTCCATATTTCTGTCAACCCAATACTCTTTGATAGTAGAATAATTTTCTTTGTCCCTTTCAGGTGGATTTCCACCTCTCAAAGACAACACGCAAGGATTACCGCACAAATAGATAACGTGACTTGCAAGTATCTGCTCTTGGAGAGCCAATGCAGTTCGTTGGAACTTTATTTCTTGATAACCTCCGTTCTCCAACTTCACGCAAATGCTTGGAAGATTATTGTCAAACAGAACATCATGGCTCATTGGGTCAAGTTCCTTCAAAAATCTTGCCTGTGTGACAATTGTTTTTTTGACCTTCGGAATACATGCTGTCCGTGTTTCTGTAACGGTTGCGGTTTGCCCTTCGGAATAATCGTTAATGGAAGGAGTATCGCTGCCTCTGAAAAACGGCTTCTTCTGTAACAGAGCATTTATGTTCCGTAATAAATATAACTTCTTCTCTTCCCGTGTCATTTGTCCGCATCAATTAGGTTGTAATACTTCATGCAGGCTTCCTTGCTCGGCATTGCAGAACACTCTCTCGAAGTCCATTTGCAGATAATGTCGTGCTTCTGCGGAACAACGATTATTCGCTTCTGCCCCTCTTCCTCTTCAATATTGAATTTATCGTTCAGCTTCACGCGTGCATCCAACACGACCTTACTTGCTTTGATAAAAGTGTCTGAATCTCCACTTGCTTTCGCATCGTCAGCAATCTGTTTCATCTCCGATATTTCTTTCAGCAACGCTTCTCGGTTCTCATCTTTAGATATGGTAGTGATAGCACCGATGCCGAAAGGTTTCAGTTTCTCAGCAAGCGTGGATAACACCTTGTTTGAAGGCTTTTCATCTTCTTGGTAAGCAACCTTGGCAGCAAGGTCCTTATCCACAAAAGAATCGCACATCACCAAATAGGCAACGTCTCTTAATCTTGCTTCAATTCCTTCTGTTTTAAGGGAATTGATAATATCCTTTATGTCGTTATAGCTTATCATATCCTAATACCATAAATGTTCATCGTAAATACTTCCTTCTGTCTGTGTATGGCTCGCTTGTTTGGTTTCTTCCTCGTGATTGTAATACCCTGCTTGAATTTCATTCCCGTATTCGATGTTAGCGCACGGTAACATCCTCATTGCGCATGGGTCCAACAAGTCCATAGACCTGCCTTTCCCTAACATTTGGTTCATCTTCTTCTTGTTCCAAAGCCGCTTCTTCCCACTCTGCATATCGTCAAACCGCACAACGGAACATTCTTCCATAAACTCGTTCTCAATCGTCACTTTATATTTCAAGTTTTGATGAGTGTAAGTCTGAACGGCAAGTTTATCGTCAAATGTCAAGTTGCCTTCCTCTATCATCTTGCATAATCTGATATAGCACATATCCTTGACTGTCATTGCGGTAAGTTGGTAAAGCCCGAAAGGTTTATTTAGCGAGATATAAGGTACTGCATCGGGAATGTAATCATTAAAGTACCTTCCGGCAGTCGCGTCAAAAATGATATGGCTTTCGGCTGTTCCATGCTCAAATGCAAATGTCTTCACTGCCATAGCGTTTTCTCTCGGAGTGGACTTGCTAAGAATGAGAATGTCGTATGCGTGAAATCCATCCCATGCCAGAGCCACGAGATTATCCGTACCGTAATCCGCCAAATCCACAGTAATCCATTTGTCACCGTTTACGGCAGGGTTGTTGTTGAACACGCCTTGTGCGGAAGTGGAAGGGATAGGTATCTTTTCGTCTTCTTCAGGGTCAACATTGAAGTTGCCCTCAATGATAGCTTGTGCCATTTTACCGCCCGAAGCTGCAACAGAGCCTATGTAATTAGGATTATTTTCAAGCATAGCCCTATTTTCGGATAGCTTACCTTGATAGAATACGAATGACTTAATCATATTCGTATAGTCAAAATCACCTCCAATACGGGCAAGTTTCCTATCAATATCTATCTTACACTTAGCATAAACTTCTTCTTTGGAATCACCCCAAACCACATCATCAACGGTAGAGCCGTTTACATAGAAATATCTTACTTTCCCGTTTCTATCTGGCATAATAAAACCATCAACGCCAATATACCAATCCAAGAATTTTCTCGTCCAATGGCTTCGTTTCGGATTAAGTGTAGCGAAGAACTTTCCCGTAAATGTCTTTGACCGTCCACGATTACGGGTCTGGACATAGCTGAACGCTTCCCAAGACATTTCGGTAATTTCGTCAATACATATAGCATCAATCTGTTTACCTTTCCATTGCTCACGCATTTTGTCAAGATTAGTATCATCTATATAGGTCAAGTCGCAATACGCACCACTTGGGAATGATATGCGAGGGCTATCGGCAGTCTTTACAGAACAATAGTCACCGAATATAGCCTTGAATGTATCTACGAATGAACCTCCCGTCTTTTGCGACTGCAAAGACCTACGTGTAATAACCGCACGGAAATCCCCATCTGCCATTAACGGTTCTGCAAGAGCAAGGACAAGAGCAAAGGAATTGTGAGTCACAATGAAATCTTTAGTCGCATACAGTCCATGTTGGTTACTTACGGTTATACATCTACCAATTTTTCGTCCTATTGGCTCGATTGATTTGATAGATTTAGTCATTTCTCTAACCCTGTCATGTAGTCTTGAAGCCTTATTTTTTACGGTTACTATTTCCTTGGGATTTTTACATGATATTCTAAGTCTATATAAATCTTTCCCAATATGGGTTTCCCCATCAGATGTTTTATATCTTCTGTTTGTTTGCACGTGTTTAGATACCCAATACCCAAGCGACCTTGCAACAAAAGCTACATCATTAGCAAGCTTTTCGCTAATTGTGTAGTATGAAATTCTGCCACGTTCATCAACGCTTCCATCAGAATCAATAAGACCTCTCATTAGTTCTTTACGTTCCTCAACTGGAGCGTATTTATATGAATCAGGTATGAACTTATCTATTGATGTTTTTCCTGAAAGACCTATATGTGATATTGAATCACGTACTACTTTATTGTATATATGATATGTTTTGCATCCGCTTCTTTCTTCAAAATGCGACATATCAAATCCTAATTTAGAAAGCCTGATTGCTATTTCGTCAAATGGAGTAGTAAGAGATACCTTATGTAACTCATTGATGTAAAAATTAGACATACATCCATTCCCAATCATATTGCCGACAAAATAAGGATGCAGTGGCCTATCAAAATCTTGCGACATTGATTCAGAAAACGATATGGCTTCTGTAATAGGTATCCCATACATTAACTTCCGCTTTCTGTTTGCATTATCTTGGTAGTCATTAAATATAGAAATAGCTTCTTTTAACTTCCATTCACCACCGCTCTTCTTTACTTTCCAAAGATGCCCCTCTGAGCAATCCACATAAGTTCCATCGTCAAAAGTCAATCTATAAAACTCATGTTCTTCTATCGGATGTAGTTGAGCAATAGATTGAGGACCTCCCGTAGTTGGGTCTGAAATAACATCTCCAACTTTTAAATCACCTACTTTTCTCAATCCATAAGGAGTTATAACACAGTCTGTTAATAGCGTCATTTTGCCTCCACCGAGGTTGCCTCCGCCGAACACCACATCCACGCACGATGATGCAAACTGCATTTGGAATCCTTCTTGCGGCTTGATTACGACTTCTCTATGTACTTCTTGCTCTTTCATCAAAAGCAAAAATACCTCTTAATAACAAGGTAATATATACTTAAACCAATGTCTATTTATCATAGTGATAAATACATTGATTTTTTTATAGTTATATCTTTTTGTTAAAGCATTACTTTCGCATATAATCATTATGAAACATATAGTGTATGAAGTTTACGAAAGACCAGTTTTCAGAAGAACTGAAAGCAAAACTATCGAACAATGGCAAGAAGAACCTGGCATTGTCAAAACAATCAATCGACAACAAGGTAGAACGCATCTACGCTCGATTGCAAAAACAGAGTGACGCTGATGATTTGGAGTTGGCAGACGTAGTAGAAGAATGGATTTCAGACTTTGAAAGTGACGACGGAAACATTCGTAGAGACAATTCCAATTTCATCAAGGAGTGGAAGGAGAATCACCCCGCAAAGGATGATAAGGGAGATAAGGATGATGGCAAGGATAACAAAGGAGACGAAAGCAAACTGGATAAGTTGCTCAAAGAACTCCAAGACTTGAAATCAGAACGTGAGGAAGAGAAAAGAGCCAAAACTATCTCCGAAAAACGCAATCAACTCAAATCAGCCTTAAAAGGGAAAGAAGTCAAGAACGAGGATTGGATTAACGACCAGCTCGAATTGATTCACATTGATTCTGAAACAGATGTTGATGCTCTCACAGAAAGACTGGTCAAGAGCTACAATAAGTTTAATGCTAACACTCCACCCGACATCACTCCAGGCGGCACGGGAGGCGGTAAGGGAAAGACCGATGACTTTGCCGATGTGGTTGCTGTCGTAAAGAAGCAGTCGCACAGAGAAGAAAAATAATAATCATTTAAACCAAAAAGAAAATGTCAGATTTCTATCAGCAAATCCTATTGAACAGTGGCTACCTTCCCGGTAGAGCATTGGTTCAGGCTCGCGGAAGCATTGGTGGTCATCGCTATGTCTTCGTGAAGCTACAGATGAGCGGGAAAGACGCACTTGTATTTCCTACCAGTGGTGGAATTGTTAAAAACCCATTCAAAGGTAATGCAAGAGCTTTTGCTGGAACGCTCGCTGAATATATTCCCAGTAATGGTTCTAATGGAAGCGAAATACGCATCCTAAAATCGTATGCAGTTGCAAAAGCTACATCAGAATCATCTGATACGGTTATTTACTTGAAAAGAGACGGGTATTCCCTCATTCCGTTTGTAGGGGACGTTCTCATGGTTGCTCCTACCACATTGGTAGAGAAAGGAACAGCAGTAACAGTCACAGCCGTTGAAAAAACGACTGACGGAACGGCTGGCGATGTTTGGAAAGTTACATTGAGCGCAACCCTCGGAGCATTAACAACTTCATCTGTTCTTGTTGAAGCGAAAGAAGCAGGGTCTGGTAAAGAAGCTATGGTTACTAATCCTAACTCATACCTTCCCTGCGACTTTGATTTTGTTTTTGACCCGGCTGCATCCGAAGATGATTTCGATGGTGCAAGATATCTTATCACTCCTGCATTGGCATTAGGAGATGTATTCCTCTACGAAGACCGTATGCAACCTCTTTCGGCTGCATTAAAAGCTTTGAACAAGAGCAAGGTTAAGGGTTGGTTTAACATTTAAAATTGACGAAACTATGCCTAAATTTGATTTTAATAACAGCAGATATGCAAGATTCTTTTCAGACAAGACCAATCAACGTTTCTTGCAATCCTTTGTCAATACAGAAGGTCTGCTATACACTAATTATGGTTGGTACAAGACTCAAGGTGTAAAAGCTGGTGCTCCCACACCTACCGCTCCTAATGGCATCGCTACTTTTTCTGTGAAAGGACGTGACTTGAAAGCCGCTCCTTTGATGGATTTGCGTGCACCTCTTGGTGACAGTAATCAAATGGATAAGGACGGTCTGCACTGGTACACCGCATCTATCCCTGATTTTATCGCTCCCGGTTTCGTTGAAACAGCTATGGAACGTGAAGCAAAAGAACAACAGTTTGAGTTGTTTGGAAACGATGCCGATTTGGTAGCCGCTTGGGTACATACATTACAGTCCCAACTTGATAGTGCGGACGCAACCATGAACTTCATGACTGCACAGTTAATGTCTAAAGGTCATATTGACTACCGAAATATCGCACGTGGCGTTCAAGCTCCGTTGCATAAGGCTGATATACCAACAGAGAACTTTACTAAAGCTGGCACAGTAGTTTGGACAGACGAAAAATGTAAGATTCTCAGTCAAATGGCGGAAAAGGAGAAAAAATATCGTGAAGAATGGGGGTATGAAGGTGCAATGGTATGGCAGGTTACACGCAAGATGTTTTACGAAGTAATGCTGCAAAATGCCGAAGTTAAGGAATTGATTGAAAGTTTCAAGAAAAATCCTTTAGCTTACATCGCAACAACCGCTACTGCGCCTACTACACGAGAGTTGTTCTTAGCTGCTTTCCGTGATTATCCCGGTGTATCTCCAATTGAAATTGTTGAAGAACGTGAGCGTAATCTTACCAATACCGGAGACACATTCGTACAAGGTTGGGACGATAAGATTGCTGTTCTCCGCCCTGCCGGATATGCTTGTGAGTTTGAATACACCAATAACCTAGACAAACAGATGTTTGATAAGTATGGTTCAAGCGTAATAACCAAGATTTTTGCTCAGGCTAACGATGGTCTCTGCACGATTGTGAATACAACAACAAACAACGGGCTGTATAAGGAATGGCATACTGATGTAATGATGTCAGCTTGTCCTGCACTGAAAACATTCCGTAATCACGTAATTGTAGACACAAGTCAGGCAGACGATTAAATGTACAATACATTGCGTAGTAGTTATGGAAAAATCATTTGACCCGATAGCATACCTCAATGGGCTTACGAGATTTGTCTTTGAAGATGATGCGCTTGAAAATATCGCATACGAAAACGGTTTGATGTTTATTTCAGACCGTTCTGAAATAGATGAATGCACTAAAGACCATTGCCTTATCGCACTGTACGAACTTGTCATTAGCGGTCCGTGGTCTGTGGCTTCATCATCACTCCAACATGGCAGTTACAGACAGGACATAGGTAGTGAGACGGTAACGGCTGCCATAATCCAAAACTTGAAAGACCGTCTGAAAGCACTGTACAAAAAGTATGGTGAAGAAGAAGCGTTGAAAAGCATGGATTCGGGTAGTATGAGTTGGGTCAATGAAAATTCATTAGATGTATAGTTTATGCGTCTCAAAAGAAAAGCAATAGCAGAATACCCGTTTCATGGCACATTCTACACCGTGATAACGAATAAGCCGGAAGACGGGAACCTTCTCGGTGACGGTGACATGCTTGGGAATGAAAAGACGGATAGTTCTCCCGAAGTCCCCACTACGGGAGAGACCATCCTTCTTGAAACTGAATGTGACATACAGCAGGCTGCAAAGCTGATTAACTCCGGTACTATCATGGCTGACTATAAAGTATTTTTCCCGTGCAAAGTTGGTGAGAAGCTACCTATACGTTTCAATACCAATTTTAAATGCGAGAATTATGCAATACCAATCCAAGGCAGGGTTATAGGGCTTGAATATAGTCAACTTGGTGCTTGCTCGGTTGACATAAAAATGAGTGAAGTGTAAGATATGGCAAAGAAGGTTAAGACAGATTCATTGAATAAACTTATAAAGTTCTTATCGGAAGAAGCTGACAAAATAATTGCAGAAGAATTGAATAGGGTTACTTATAAAAATGATACAGACAACCTTCATGATAGCTACGGATGGGGAATATATGTTAATGGCAAACTATCCAAAAGCGGTTATCAAACGAAATACGCATTAGTCCCAAGAATTTGGGAGAGAGAACCGCTATACGGACGTGATGCGATAACGGATTTTCTTGAACGTAAATATAAGCCTCATGATGGAATTGACCTTGTGATAGTAGCCGCAATGCCATACGGACAAATATTACAGGAAAAGTACAAATATGAGGTAATCGCCATTGCTCAAAACCAACTCAAAGCATTAAGTAACAGAATTAAAGGTTCAACTTTTGGAATTATAAAGAACGGTAAATACTGATTATATGGATAGCAAATACAAGACAACATCAAAAGTGGAAAACTTTTTTTCCATGCTGCTGACAAAAGCGGCTATATCCGATAACCTGTTCATCGGGAATATGCCTGCCACTGTTGAAAGCAATTGGAAAGAAATGGTGCTTGTTGATGTCCTTTCCATGAAAGATTACGGAGCTTATGCCAAAGGTTCTGCCAACGTGTTCTTGTACGCAAAATCAGTTGACAGCCACGGTACGAAGCCCGTGAAGGAGCTGTACAAAATGGAACTTGCGCTTGACAAGGCTATTGAATCATGCAAAGACCCCCATTATGTGATTGATGTAAATTTCCGTGATGCAGATTATGACCAAAATAGGAACTACTACTACAACGTGATAAATATAGAAGTGACAATAAGGTAAACAGATTATTAACAGGATAACATTTTTTAATTATGGCAGTAAACAAGACTGGCGCAACAGCCAAAAAAAACATCAAGCCTTCTTACATTGTGGCAACTCTGTTCACTGGCTCTGAACAAGACGATGTGCCAAATGGTGACTCTTATATCCTTGAAGATGTAGTTGAGGATACCACTTCAATCGCTCAAGACGATAACGATGTAAACGACATCGAGTGCGAAACTTCCGACAGCCCCATTCTTTCCATCGTGAAGCTTGGCAAATACCAGTTTACAGCTGAGGTTGCAGATACACAAAAAGACCTATTGGTCGCTCTCATGGGATTTACGGTAGGAACTACTGTCTCTACTAAATACTTTGCTCCGGCTCAATACAAGAAGTTGTATGCAAAGATTGACGTAGTGTTTGAGGAAGGAGAAACGATGACTGCATTTGTGGTTCCAAAAGTCCAACTTAACTCAAAAATAATGCTTGAATCTTTGAACTCTAATGTGGGTCGTATCAACCTTGCAGGAACAGCGTATGATGCAAATATCGCCGATGGAGATAAAACTATCAGAACACCGTTTTATGTAGATTCAGCTTATACTTTACCCAAATAAAACTTGTTCATAATAGATAACTAGAGTGTTTACGGGCGGTAGGCTTATATGCCGCCGCCCTTCATGTTTATAATCATGGCAGTATATAGAGCAAAGAAAAAAGATACAGGACTAAAGACAAATGTTGTAACGGCTTGTACTCCTATATCTGATGAGTCAATGGAACGTTTGGCAAGGATAATGAATGACAGCCCAAGCATTGTAAAACTTCACGGTACGGAGTGGCGTATTAAAGGATTGAAGCCCGGTGTTCAATGGCTTATAGCCGAACAAGCGTGTCAGATTGTGAAGGGAGAGAAGTTAAGTATGGGAGATGTTATCAAAGAGTTCTCGGTAAATCTACCGGCAGTTGCACACGTGATAACGCTTGCACTTCTCAATGACAGGGACAGGATATTCTCTGATTATGAGAAAAAAGAACTATCAGATGACTACCACAAGGTCTTTGACCTTTTGATGTGGAGAGATTACGACATAAAGGACTGGGCATTATTGCTTGGTGAAATCCTTAACCTCATAAGCACGGATTTTTTTTTCGAGAGTACCAATGTGATTCAGACCGTGAGGGAAATGACTTTGACGAGGAAGACGAAGAAAACGGAACAAAACTGATAATATCCCGTACAGAGTGGGGGCAGATGATTGATTTTCTGCGCTCCAACACTTGGTGCTCTCGTGACGAATATTTATGGGGAATGACGGTTGGACAGATCCGGTTAAGCTCGTTTGATTTTTCCCATGTAGAATACGGAAACAAGGACAAGAAAAAAAAGAAGGTCAGCAAAATAGGAAGTGTTGACGATTTGAAGAACTTGAATGATTTGGGTATGCCCATAATTAATAAAAAAGGATAACGATATGGCAAATAACGAAGCAGGAGCTTTCCTCAACATAACCCCTGATGTATTAAAGAAGTTGGATAGTTTCGATGAGAAGCTAGAGAAGATAGAGAAGCACGCCCATACAGCAGCAGATGCATTGAAAAACGGGTTTGGCAGTGTGGTAATGGATACGAGTAAATTGGAAAGTGTGATTACTTCGTTAGCCAAAAAGATAGATGCTATAAAAGGTAATCCATTTGAAGGAGCAGGGAAAGGTGCGGAAGAGACTACAAGAAAGACTACTTCTCTGAACGAAAGCCTTTCACGTGCGGCAGATTTGCTAAACAGAATAGGAAACAATAAAATCGGAGAAGGTTCATTTGCTAACTTTAATATATCCGGATTGAAGCAGGGATATTCGGATTTGAAAAAATACGTTGAGAACATGGACTTGTCAAAGCCGCAACAAAAGGCTGCGGTAGAAGCCATGCGCTACATGAAGATGGAGCTTGACGAACAACGAAAGACGGACGAGCAACGTGCCCAATCTAAAGAAAAAGAGACGGAAAGAAGAATAGCTGCTGACAGACGTGCTTATAAGGCTTCGGCAGATTTGGCAAAAGCACAAAACTACAAACAGAATACAACCGCACAGGGTGCGCTTGACTTTTCTAAAACAGCAAATACACTTCAACGGCAAATCACGGCAATAGAGTACCTAAAAAAAGCTCGTTTATCTTTGAATACTACCGATGCCAACTATAAAAGCACACTTGAACAGATAAACCAAGCCATCGCAAAACACAACCAAGCATTGACGGAAGCAGGAGTCAAATCACAGCAGCTTGCCACACGCCATCGCAACCTGATGGATACAGCCGGGCAATTAAGCCGTCAGCTTGCTTTGTTGTTCTCCGTGTCACAGATTGAAGGGTATATCAGCAAGTTGGCAAAAGTGCGCGGTGAATTTGAATTGCAGCAGCGTTCGTTACAAGCAATCTTACAAAATAAATCACAGGCAGACCAAATTTTCAACAAGACTGTCCAACTTGCCGTAAAGTCGCCATTTCAAATTAAGGAATTGGTTACATTCACAAAACAGCTTGCAGCATACCGTATTGAGAGCGACAAGTTATATGATACGACAAAACGACTTGCCGATGTATCTGCTGGTTTAGGTGTGGATATGGGCAGACTTATCCTTGCTTATGGGCAGGTCAAAGCGGCAGCATATTTGCGTGGTACAGAAGTTCGTCAGTTTACGGAAGCAGGTATCAATATGTATGGGGAGCTTCAAAAGTTGTTCAAAACAAGAGACCAAGCAGATTATACCACGGCACAGATTGTAGATATGATTTCCAAACGTAAGGTTACATTTGAGGATGTTGAACAAGTGTTTGAAAACTTGACTTCCAAAGAGGGTATTTTCTACAATATGCAAGAAATCCAAGCTGAAACTTTACAAGGTAAAATTTCCAACTTGAAGGACAGTATTGATGTGATGCTTAACTCCATCGGAAAGGCAAACGAAGACACCCTGAAAGGCGCGATTGATACCGTAAAAGTATTGATTGATAATTGGGAAACAGTAGTCAATATAGCGAAAGCGTTTGCCCCGGTAATCGCATCCATGGGCATCACCGTATGGGCTAAAAAAATAGGAGTGGCAAATGGAACGATTGGGTTATTTTCAGTAGGTCTTGGCAAAGCAGGCAATGCAATAAAGGCATTCGGGGCAACATTTAAGGCTTCATTGCCATTGGTCGCAATAACAGCAGCTATTGGTATTGTCACAGAATTTATAAGCACTATAAAAGAGTACAATAAGGCAATAGCAGAAAGCACGAACAAATATTTCGAGGCTAAAATACGCATATCGACAATAACTGACGAATCAGAATCAGATATAAAAAAATCTCTTGACAAGCTCGTTCAAGAAATGAACAACGAAGGCTTTGACATTAAAGTTGGAGTTAATCTTTCAGAAGAAGAGGCCAAAGAAACATTCAAAAATTATCTTTTAGAATATGAGGCTTTTCTTAATGAGCAGCGGATAATGGAAGCCAAATACGCCAAAAATAAATCCAAATGGATTGTAGATGATATAGATGAAGATAGCGAACAATACACATCTTCTATTGGCGAGTTTATACTTCAAGGTGAAGAGTTGAAAGCAATAATGATGCAACTTGCAACCGAAGAGAATAATCTTTCAGCTGAACACAGGAAAGCACTTGAAGAACTATCAAAAGGACCCAAAAAGGGAGAGGATTTGCTTACTTATACTAAAAGGATGAAAGATGAAGTTGCAGGAATGTGGCCTTATCTAAGTAACGCATTCAATAGTATGAGGCTTGGTAATGGTATGTACACCCAAGAAGTCATGAAAGCACGAAACAGCCTTACAGAACTTTTCGCATTGTCTAAAAAATACATAGAGAATGAGAAAGAAATGATTTCTGAATTAGAGTCTGTTTATGGTTCTGTTGATAAATACAAGACAGAAGCGGAAAAGAAAAGACTTAAAATCCGGATAGATAAATCGGAATTAGATGCTGTCACGAAAGATTTGGCATACAAGCATTTCGGAATCAATATCAGCATTAACCAAGATTCAGTCGAGAAAGAAACAAGTTGGTTGGATAGCTACCTTAAGACGTTTTTTGAAAAGAAAACGTATAAAATCAATCTTAACATGACACAGCCGATAGATGCGAAAGTGCCATTTGAGGATTTTATAAAAAAAGGCAATGAAGCGTCAAAGGCGGCAAAATCATGGGAAGAGGTTGAAAAACGTATAGCTGCTATTGGAAAGAACGTAAAACAAATAGAAGCTGATTCAAAAATAGCAAATTTCCTTAATTCGCAAAATCCTGTTCTTAATATTAAGAGCGGAGATATGGTTGACGTTAAACTCATACTTGAAACTATATCTGAATACAAGAAAACGCAAGTTGATTTATCCAACGCTCTTGGCGTTAACCCATTTGAAAATAAAGGTTCAAAAGCCGAACGTGACATTTGGGCAGAGCGTATCTCTGTCCTAAAAGAAATGCAGTCACGCTATGAGAAACTGAATCAGCTTATGGGAGAGAATGCCGCTATCGAGCAAACTCTATCCGCTTTCAAACCAGCTTTGGAATTTACAGGTATGGATAAAATGAATATTCTGCCCACCAAAGAAGGTATGATTAAGGCGTATGAAGAACTCCTTAAAGATGTAACAGACAGCAAGAAAATCACTGAACTTAAAAAGATTATTGCAGAGCTGAAAATAGAGATTCAGCAAGAAGATTTAAAGAATCAGCTTGAAACTACAAAAAAGAACATTGAAGACCTTTTCAATGGCTTGGACTTGCACAAGAAACTGAAAAATGCAGGACTTTCCGAAGCGGAGGTACAACAGTTGTTTCCCGGACTTGCAAAGACGTTGGATGATGTAGAAAAAGGGATACGTGATGAATATGAAGCCAAACGTGATAAAAATGGACAGTTAAGTAAGGCAGACCAAAAGGGTTACGATGAAGCACTTAAAAAGCTGGGCCAACAGCGTGATAAGGAAAGCACAGACCTTACTATTAGAATTCTCAAGGATTATAAAACACAACTTTCAGAACAATTACAGCTTGATAAGTGGTATTACGAAGAAAAGGCAAATATAGCAAAAGCAACCCTTACAGATGAGCAGAGAGCGCAAGCTGAATCCAACCTTAAAAAAAAGTACGATAAGAAGACAGATGAAAATACTTGGAAGGCGTTTCAAAATACAGACGAATACATCAAGCTATTTGAAAATCTTGACTATTCTTCAACGGCAGCTATTGATAGTATTCTCGAGAAATTAGAGAAATTTAGAAGGTCTCTCAAAAGTTTGCCGCCAGAACAGTTGAAAACAATAATTGAACAGCTTGAGAAGCTGAAAGGTGAAAAACTAGACAGAAACCCTATCAAGGGAATTGTTGAAGCTTTTAAAGACTTGAAAAATGCAAAACCAGAAGATAAGCAAAAAGCTATAGCAGACCTCGGTGCAGCATTTGAAAAAAATGCAGAAAAAATAGATAAATTCAATTCTGCTTTTGGAGAAGTTTCTTCTATGCTTTCATCTTTCGGTGTTGATGTGCCAGAAGAAATTTCTGAATCATTAAATGGAATGTCTCAAGCTTTCAGTGGTGCAGGAGAATTTGCATCATCTTATGCTACAGGTAATGTTTTGGGTATGGTTACAGGTGGAATGAAAACTATTGCCGGAATAGGCAATACCATCGGTAGCATATTCGGCATTGGCAATAAGAACAAGAAGAAAGAACGTGAAATCCAACGGCAAATAAAGAATATAGAATCACTTGGTAGGGCATACGATGAGTTAAAGGAGAAGATGGAAGCCGCTTGGAGTGCAGATGATCTTCGTACACAAACCAAAGATACAATAGCCAATTTAGACCAACAGATTGAATCATATGAAAATATGATTAATTCAGAAGAGGCAAAGAAAGATTCTGATAGAGGACGTATTGATGAATGGAATGATGCTATAAATGAACTGAAAAAGACAAGACAAGAAATTTTAGACCAACAGAAATTAGAATTAGGAGGTATAGGTGGGGAGTCAGAATATAAGGATGCCGCCTCTTCATTTGTTCAAGCATGGATGGATGCTTTCAATGAAACAGAAGATGGACTAAAAGCCCTTAATGAAAACTTTGATAGTTTTATTGAAAATCTTATCGTCAAACAAGCTACAATGAGACTTGCGCAAGGGCGTTTGAAGGAGCTGTTTGAGAAAATAGATGAATCCGTTACAGAGGGGAGCGTAGGAGGGATTAACCTCACTAAAGAAGAGTTTGCAAACATCCAGGCTCTTGGAGAAAGCGCATTGAAAGGATTAAATGAAGATTTGCTTGCGCTTATGGAAACATTAGGATACAAAGGCACAAGTGTAGGGCAGAAATCTGAATTGTCGGCACTTCAACAAGGAATACAAGGTGTATCAGAAACCACAGCAGAAGCTCTTGAAGCATTACTTAATTCTATTAGGTTCTTTGTCAATCAACAGACAACTGACATAGCCGCAATCAGAGTGCTATTAGAAGCCCGCTACAGCTTAGAATCCCAATCGGGCGAATCTAACCCCATGATTGTTGAGTTGAGGGCGCAGACGAGGTATTTGGAAATCCTTTCGGACAGGATAGACCGTGTGTTTGCACCAAGTCCAAATTCCAAGGGGCCAGCCTTGCGCGTTGTAATGCAGTAGTCTTTAAACCAATTCATACAAAAAGGCACTCCGCTTGCGATAAGTAGAGTGCCTCTTCATTTGAAACGTTGGTCGAAACCTCAACGCGCTCTTATGCTAATTGTGGCAATTAGTCCATAATCATTATTATTCATTGTTCTCTGAACGAACAACGTCCTGAAAACTATTAATCACATATCCAACCGATATTGTGGTTTCATAATCTTCTGGCATTTCGTATGATTCTACTATGCGGGTAAAATCATTATCAACAATGTATCTTACAGTAGTAAGTATAGCATATCCACCACGGCTTTTAATCCTAAACTTTTGGTCTATCATATATCCGTCGTAATAGTTTTTTCTTATTAGGTCTTCATAAGCATCACCAATGTCCCCAAATTCCTCACGATACTTTCTTATCAAATCATATACATCGTATCTATCATTACCTTCCAAACAATTAAATGATGTGTGAGTTTCATTGTATTCTTCTATTATCTTTTTCGCAACAGATATTGCATTAAGATTGCAATGTATAGAATTACATTTATGAACTTTTGTGCTTACGGGTTTATAGCTTTCATAATCATAGGCGGTTTGTTCCATATATTCATCTATCAAATCTTCGCCTTTTGATTGTTCGGACTTGCACGACACCAAAGCCAACGCGAATGCCGCTAATAATAAAATCTTCTTCATAATAACATAATTTTAATTGTTAGTCAATGAATCAATATATACGCAATCTTCCCAATATTTAGGGACTCGCAATATTTCAAGTTCAGCCATCATCATAACCTCCATTAGAAATGTCATAAAAAGATTCGTATAGTCGTTTAAAAACACATTCGTCAAACTCCACTACCAGTTCGTTGCTTATACCAATATCTAAAAGGTAGATATATGCGTTATTGGCTATATAATCAATACACTCATGTGTATCACACTCAGCAGATATGCTACAAATATCTTTCTTGAAGTCCATAAGGAACGTATATATTGCATTCCTTATTCTCGGATTAAGTTCATGCATATCCTCGTCTGACAAATACTTCCAATGAAAATCTTAAATTCCATTTCTAATATGAACAGCGATAGCTTTTGCAAGTCTGTTTTTATCATTTAGCACTTCACTTGCAACGTCCTTTATAAAATCAAGAGCTGATTTTACAATTTTCTTTTCATATTTCATTTATCTTTCTTGTTTAGTAATCTATCCTCTGTCTGTTCCAGTGTTTTCTTTTTAATATTAAGTTGATGCTCCACTATCAAATCATAATCGCAATGAGTATCACCACTTTTTATTGTTACAACAAAAATTTCCAAAGAAACAAGAACCAAAAATAAAATGCAATAAAAAGTAATAGACAAAAAACTACTGGTTATAACCTCCCATGTTGCATTTAATTCTTCTATAAAACCAACTTTCCTTTTTGCAAAATCTGAACGAACCTCCTTATCTACTACACTCTTGTTCTCTTGAAGTTTTTTTAATTGTTCTTGATAAATAGCAAGTTGATTTTCATTAGCTTTTGTTTGCGCAGATATTGGATTTTCCATACTTCTTGTAACTACATTTGTAGTTTTTGTTTTTATGGGATTACCTTTATCATCAACGCCTGCTACAACCTCCTTGTTATCAATGTCTGTAACTTTTATAACAGGATTCTTTTGTAACTTTTCATATAATTCAACATTTATCCGTCCAATAGAATCTATAGCCTCTGTAAGAATCTTAATATCAGTATTATACATTTCTAACCTGTAAGATATAGCCTTCTGAATCTGTTTCTCCCTATTTTCATCCACCTTTATTCCTAAGTCATTTTGAAAAATAATTTGGTCAAATATAAAAGCACCGAGGAAAGACATAAGAACAGCTAATATAAACCTAAACACATAAGACCATGTTGGTTTACCAACAGCTAAAATGATAATACGTTCTATACATAAAACAATAACCATAAATGCAAAAGACACAGCGCACTTCCCGTACATTGAATCTATATTAATATACTTGTCCGCAAAGCAAAATCCTATTGTACCCCATAATATCATCATTATAGTAATGGCAGAAGTAAGCCTTTTAAATGTACGATGGCTTGCCTCTCCACAGTCTTTCAATATGTCAACTCTCCAACCTATAAGAAAGCATCCTATTTTAGTAAGTATTCCCATAAACTTTATCTATTTATAAAAGATTCGGATTTTGCAGCCACTCCTTTTAAAAAACCCCTTTCATAAGAAGCTATCATATTCATCATCTTTTTGTCTTCTCTGTCAAGAGACAATTCCATATCGTTTATTTTTTTAAGATGTTCATTATAAGTATCTCTTCTTGCTTTCAAAGACATAGAAGAAGTAGTCAACCCTTGAATATCCACAATATCAATTTGCACATTTATATCTCGAATGTCACTTTCATATCTTAAACGAACTTGCTCAAATAGCATTTTAAGCCCATTCTTAATAATTCCCTTCTTCGACTCTTTGTACGCCATATCTGCATTGCACATCGCATCACTATATCCTTCTTGCTCATAATCATCTTGTATGTAAGCATAAATTGCATCAATAGGCATACCTGTACCATATTTTATGGTCATAGCATTGCTTTCTAGAATTGGTTCTGAATCATCAACAAAATCCTCTCTTTTAATTTCTGGCAGAATTTCTTTACTAACATCCTCCACATTTGGCAACCCAACAACTCCAGTGTTATTAATTTGGTCGCTCTTCTTTAAAAAGTCAAAAAGTCCCATGTTTATTTATAGTTTTAGTTGGAATATCAAATTTTGCGTGTCCTCTTTGGTGACAAGAACTGCATAACGTAATAAGATGCTTATCATTATACTCCCATGGTGGAAATTTCCTCCCGTTTTTATCAATATGATATTGCTTATGATGTACAACCAGATTCTTTTCACTTCCACATATTGCACATTTATATCCATCTCTTTCTAATATATGCGTTCTCTTTTCACGCCATCTTTCATCAAACAGAAGTTCTCTGTATGACCCGTGATTAGAATATCGTTTCATCTTCTCAGCCCCTTTCTAAAGCTACTGTTTGCATTCCTTGAACTTTTCATAAGTCCACCTTTTGCAACCCAAATGACAACTGCAATAAAAAATAGTATGTCCATAGCAACGTTACATTTTAGTTAAACGTCGCAAAATTACCACATAATCTACAATGGAGCAAAAAAAAGAGGCATGTTAGAAAGCAAAGTGCCCATTAACGCTAACTCTAAGGACCCGGATTTACGTGTAGTTATGCAATAAAAATGAAGCGGTAGGATGTTCTCTTACCGCTTCATACGTATGATAAATCTGTTATTATTTACTTCCGTGGTCGTATATATCACCGAATTTAGCTTCTATGAATATAGGGTATATCACACAGTCCATTATTAGACATACGAAAGGGCGGTTATCGCCACTATATCTGAAAACAGCAAGTTCTTTAATATCCTCTGTGATTATTGCAGGAAGGGATGTTGGCTTCAACTGTTTGATTGGTATCATTTCAAAACCATACTGGTGTTTCCCGGAAACGTTTATATCTTTCCAAGTAAGACAGCACAATTTTTGCATCCTCGTTACAAAATCCTTGAACACACTATTATCACATCCTTTTAAAGATGTTTTCATATCCAAGTACTTAAAGCAGAAAAGAGGTTCTTTGCTTCTCGCATCAACCTCTTTTTCTTTTAAATTAGGCTTTACATCTTTATGCTTTAACTTAAACTTGCCACTCATTTATGCTTCAATTTGTGTTTTGAAAAACGCCATCATCTTATCACGGCTTATTACAGAGTTTATTTCCGTGGTTTTCCAAGGAGATTCTTCATGTGTCATTTTCATCAAGGCTACAGCAGAAAACTGGTTGTATTCCTCATAAACATTGTTGAAAAGTTCTTCTTCATCATCTGATAAAGATATACCTTCTTTTGAAGTCGATATAGAATTGGATTCAAACGATTTATATTCCTTATATACAGAAGGGACAACCGGTCCATATTGCCAGGCAACAATATCCTCATCAAACAATGGTGTTCCAAAATATGCCAAGTGGAAACCTTGTTGGTAATACATCATCTTCTGCAATTTCAGATTTGATATAGTATCACCATGTTCCAAATCTGTTTTGGATATAATTTTATTTGCGATGTCTAATGCTTTGTATGCCATAATACTAATGAGTTATTTGTAAAAAAACAAAGGGTAAGCATACCTATTATTCAAGGACAAGCTGCAAATACAGCTTTAAGGTATGCGTAGCCATGAGCGTAATTATGATGCAAATATAGAGGCTAAAATTTGTATTGCAATGGATTTCTTATTTAATTTATACATGTTTAATAGCATACAACAAAAATCCCCGAACGCTACGAACGGGGATTACATTATCCTATTTTTAATGTTTTTACATTGATTGTCAGAAAAATCACGGTGGTTATACAAAAATAAGTGTTCTATTTTTCAGATTCATCTTGAAATTTCAATGGCTCGCAACTACCCAACCTCGCTAAATTGATACTCTTACATACCCATTCAAACAAATATGCAGACGGCTCGTCTCCGTGTTTCATTCCTATTGCGTTCTCTATTCCATCAACTACATGGCTCGCTTCATGGCAAACAAGCCCCATCCTCATATCAGTTTTATTGCGGAATATCACAAGTATGCCTACCATATTAGTGTCATTCCGTACAACTTCCGTTAATGTCAATCCGTCCCATTCTGAATTTGCCTCAAAACTTAATCTTTTGTCACTTCCGTTTTCGTGAAAATATCTATTAATGTAATCCTCATCAGAACCTATGTACACCCATAAATTTCGGGGGTATATTACAGGGTCAAACTCGTATAATAAGTTTTTCTTACTCATAGTTTCACCTCCACTTCTGCCACATACACCTTATATATTTCATGTCCCAACTCGTCATAAACCACTCTTCTCACAAAGCCGACATCCGAAACTTGAACTCCGGTTTCATTTTCAAACCCATTCAAAAGAACAGCTATCTTTTCGCCCAACTCCTGCTTCTTTTGCTTTATCTCTTCAACATTCATGTCAATTGTCAGTTTTCAAATATATATTCTTCAATTCGTCCTTTTTTAAAGATCCGTACTTTATTGCACGGTCTATACGCTTACGGGCATTACCATCCTTAGATTTTGCACTATTTTTAGAATTATCTTTAGATATAATCAGTTTAACCAACTCGTTCAAAGGGATAGGCTCTGCAACAGCTCTATCCCAAATAGAAGTGAAAAAATCTTTTGCAGGTTTTCCCATAAGTAATTTCTTTTCCGTTTCATCACCAACCTTTTCAAAATGAAGGTAAGGTCCCGAAATAATATTGAAATATGGCAGGAGCGACTTTTCATCCGGTTCACTCACCATGCGAGTTTTTAGTAGTTTTAGATAACGTCCTCCATTCCTTGTACGTCCTATGGCAAACACCCCGTCCGCAAAGTTGGAAAGAAGCTTGCTCCCTGCCATATTGGTTTTAGACAAGGGCTTCCATTCCTCAATCTTAGGCGTATGCGCTATTACCATGATACTGATTTTCAGCTCACGCTTCAATCTTGTAAGACCGTCCATAATAGCACCTGCAAACTCCGCTTCTGCTGTCTGCGTAGAAAGATAGGAAAGATTATCAAGTATCATAACCTTTGCACCTGTATCAATCAGCTTGTCTTTTATGCCGTCAATCACGTTCATGTTAAAATCTTCGCTGTCCACTTCTTCCGATATGGTGCATCGGATAAGCGACTTCGGGAAATCCGCATTGCAGTACCTTCTTGCAAGCTGCCTGTCCGATAACTCAAAGTCGAAGTACAAAACGGTTTGAGGACTTACCTCCACCTCCGTACATTCGCTTTCCCCTTTGGCTATCTCGTAGGCTATCTGCGTGGCAAGAATGGATTTACCTATTCCGCTATCGGCAAATAAGAATACAAGCTCGTTCTCCCACCAAAAATCGCCCCAAAGCCTATGAATAGGAGGCTTCTTCTTACCGCCCTCAATGACTGACTGCATATCGGAAGAGCTGAACAATGGTATTTGTTCAACCATATCTCCATCATCGGGAATATCGCTACCTATTTGCTCAAACCGTTCTATGTCGGCTTGTATTTGCTCTTCTTCTATATAATTCATTGTTTTTTAAGCTCCGTTTTAGCGAATACTAAATTTTGTACTTCTTCTTCCCATATATCACCTTCGTTTCCTTCAAAGTCAAGGTAAACGGTATCATTCGGGCTTGCCCCATTGATGCTTGAAAATATTCCGACTATCTGCATGGGGATGGAAAGCCTTTCTCCCTGTGGGGAGCGGAATTTGATATGAACATAGTTGCCTATTTTTAAGTCTGTTGCTTTCATAATCTGATTTTTAAGCAAGGTGCGCCAGTATTAACCAACGCACCCGTTACTTTTTCTACACGTGGATATAGGCATGTTATTTAGCCCATTCGGACTTAGTTATACAATTCATTGACTTAAACCTGCCGGTCACTTTATTGTGACCGTATGAGTACACGTAGCAGATACCTTCTCCGGTGATATTTACAGTAGATCCACCTCCAACATACAGCTTGCACACATTCCCTTTTGAAACATGGAACTCAACCTTTGAAGCAAGCACCGTAGTAAGCGTGCAATCCTGCTCTATTTGCCCGTTAAAGTCCACATACAGGCACGAAGTATATCCATCCTTGCTCCGCTTCCATTTGCCATTAATATAGTCAGAAAACGTTCGTTCCATATACTGAATATCCATACCGAATCCAAAGCTATGAGCATCTGTCAACAGCTCCACACCGTTTGAATCCAAAGCTATATCCATTAACGCTTCCTTACTTGTAGCTACGTCCCATTTATTCTTATATCCAGTGCAAAGACCGAGCATCATGACATTACGTTTAAAAGAAAGTAAATCATTCATAAAATTGGGAATTTTTTTAGTTCAACTTCTATAAGCTCTTTTATCATCATTACGGCATTGTCCGAATCAGGAATGCTCTTATAAGTCTTTACGGACCGTATAATGTTCCTGCTGCTAATTTTTGAGTGTTTGGCAATATTACCGTATGAGATTCCGAATCTGTTATGCAATACGGCAAAAACTGCACCTCTCGCAATCCTCCCTGTAAGAATAATGTTTGTCCTTCCTTCATAGATAGTTGAAGGATATACAGGGTCCTGATTGCAGAATACTTTATTTACGCAATCACACACGATACGCTCAACTTTTCTTATAACGCCCGATTTTAAAGAATCCTTTTCTTCTGACATACTTTTCTAGTATTTTCTTTTGGTCTTCATTAAGTATTTCTCCGCATATATACATGTTTCCAATAACAGCCTTCTTAAAGTCTGTCACCTTATTACCTATGCTTAGTCCAAGTCCACAATCAATACCTTTATATACAGCAGGAATAAGCACATGAGTATTTATCTTTCCTTTTACGGGTATTGCATTAATTTCAAACTTGACTTGTCCATGTCTTATCCGTATGCCTCCAGTTTCCCAGTCAGGCAAGAATATACCCTTAGTAACTTCCCCGGTTTCCTTGTCCTTGAAAGATACCCACTTCGCACCCGGATGATTACCTATATTGATATAGATACGGTAAGTATTATCAGGATTATACCTGTCTTTCCTCGGTTTCAACACTTCCATCGAATACCTCCTTAGCCTCTTCTGCCATGATAACCTTCTGCTCAAATTCAGCATTCGCCTTTAAATCTTCTTCAGGTGGCGTAGTGTTCATTGCTTTATTCAAATCTTTCATCTGACCTTCCATCCACTTCATATAATTTTCGGCTTCTTTCTGCGCTTCATTAATATCTGTGAACACAGCCATAGGCTTGATAAGGTTCGCTTCGGTAAGCACCTTCATACCGTCCAAGAACTCCTTGTTGGTGGAAGTAGTTTTCCCGAACATTTCATTCTCTTTGTCTTTGATGGATTTCTTGAAGTCCACCATATACTTCAACCACGCATAGAGAGATGTTTCATGTGCCACACCGTCCAATCCCACAGCGTACGGGGTAGTGAACACCCGGAATCCTGTGTAGTTCTTAAAACAGGCATATCCTTTCGTGATTATAATCTCAAACGAGCCGAAGTTTTCTCTCTCCAACACATCACTTTCTTTGATGATGAACTCAAATCCTTGTTGTTCCTTGTTATTTGCCATACCTTATTCCTCCGTTTTAGCTTTTCTACCTCTCTTCGGACTGAACGCTGTCTTAGCATCCTCGACCTCGATAACACACTCTCCTTCGTCCTCAATTGTCGCCACCGCCTCATTCTCCTTCAACACTTCCTCAACAACCGGATTAGCTGCTTCCTCCGCTTCATCAACAACAGACTTCCCGAATCTCGGCTTCTCCTGGTTCATGTTCAGCTTCTGCATATCCATGGCGTACTGCAACTGGTACACCTTGAACTTCTCATCGTCCGAATCAATGATGTCGTCCGCTGCATCAGCATAGTGCATGGCGATAGTTCGTCTGTTTGCTTTCATAGCCATTCCCAACGCCTCTTCATCCACGTACATATACGGATGGATGGAGATAAGACCATCAATGGGAGAAAGCCGCCCGAATGTCTTCTTGTACTGGATAAGTCCGTCAGCCCTTTGTTCAACAATGGCATAGGCATTCATAAGGTTTTTCTTCTTGATAAGGGCGATAGCCAATATCCAAGTAAGCCCCAGTTCGGGATTGAACTTTTTGGGCAAATCCTTGCACTTCGCAAAGGATAATGCTTCCGATAAGGTTTCTGTTTCTAAAAACATAGCAATATAGAATTTAATTGTTATTCGTTAGGAAAAGTTTCGTCATATCCGAAGGAATGCCCATATACGTTCTTGAACGTAAATGTCACTTCCTTGTATTTCTGTCCGTAAAGAGTGTCGCTTTTAGGTTCTGTGGCTCCTGAAAGGTACATAAGGACCTTTCTCTTCCTCGCTGTATCACGGTAGGCAATCTTAGAACCGGTAATGAAAGTCATAAAGTCATGGTAAGACTTATCATCCTTGGTATCATCCTCCAAGAATATCAATGTCAGTTTTATAGTTGTCTGCTTGTGTGCCGGTGTGCTGGAAATATACACCTCCGCCTTACTTGTCTCAGCAAAATCCTCTGCATACATATTTGTAGGCTCTCCATACGAATTAAGACCTGTACATTCTTTATACCTTAAACCTGGGAAATCTATTTCCAAGTCTTTCCAACCGGCACCAAGCTCGCCATAATGCATCATATAAAACTTGTATTCATTCATATTATTATATTATAATACACGCAAATATAATAAATTAAATTCATATATTAAAGCTTTACTTTAATATTTATCACTGTGATATATTTAAATCCGTTTTAATATTGAGCTTTTAATCTTAAAAGTAAAAGAATACTTGAAATATACCTTGCATTGCATAGTACTACCTCATTGCATATTAGACATACCCTATATAAATAAAGGAAAAATGTCTAATCCAAAACCTATAAAAAAGAAAGTAACATAAAGAAAAAAGTGAGCGACAGCGAACACCGCTCTCCCTTTTATTATGAATATAATGAAAGGGGTTCATACACATACTGCATAGAGAAGCATCAACGTAAAACAATAACTCATATAATATAATAATATTATGTTACAGTTTGTGCATCTTGATTTGGATAAAATATTTAAACAATTAGAAAGAGAGAAAAAATCAGAAAAAAAATAAAAAAAATGAGAGAGAGGACGGATGTTTACGGTTGCACTGGTGTACGGGGGGGGGAGGGGCATAGCGCGTTCATGGTTGTACCGCCTGTGTTGTACTACAACGGTTTACAACGCTCGTTTGCTTCGTTGCATATGGCTTCAATATGCGCGATATAGGCGAATAAAGGTAAACACAATACATTGTGAAGATGAAAATATAACGCCATATAAAAGCGTTATATTGGCTTATAAACGTATGTTATGAAGCATGTATTTATTTATAATTACTTACAAAATATCATGCGTTTTATTTGGTATTTTGATAAAAAAGCGTTATCTTCGCAATGTGAAAGAAAGAAAGGTGATATATTCAAGTCCTATTCTTTTACAGGGGCAAACGTTAACGCCCAAAGCGTGTTGTTAAATGTTGGAATAAAAAAGAGAGCCTTAACACGGCAATGTTAAGACCCTCGTAAGTTGGAATACTTAAAGTAAGTACTATCCAATCCGGAGGCAAAAATACTTCTTTAACTTCTCACTTGCAAATATTCTCCCATTTAATTTTCTTGGTTTACTGGTATTGCGATAACATTCAGCCATTGAGTGTATAGGCTGTATCTGATATTAGTAGGCTATTAATCACGCTGTAATGAATTGAAATATTAACATTAAACATTATAGCATTATGAAGACTTTAGAAAGCATTTTTTCAGAGGTTAAAGAAAACGGTGTAATCACTAAACAACAATTGCAGTTGTTAAAAAATCGATCTAACAAGCAGCAACAAGACGTTATAGATTATGATTGGTTGGAAAGCATTGGAGATGGCTACGGCATTCCATTAACAGAGGAACAAGGCGTTCAGGGGTTGAACTGGTTAAAGAAGTTCATCAAGAAGAACGGAGAAAGCAACGTATATGGATATAGAGAACTCGAAATAATTGGTAATGCTTCCCCTTCTGATTTCGTTTTCAAGGGGTTTTATGATGCCGGCAACGGTTGGGCTAGAAGCTTCCTACCTATCTACCAGCTTAACGGTATGGAATATATTCCAATGAAAGAGCCTTATATTGTAGGCTGAAATAACGGGGCTTGTTAGCCCCCTGCTACATCAAAATCATTTATCCACATTAATAATAATGTTATGAAGACAACAAGAAAAGAAATATATCGCATCTACGGGAAAGAGAGTGTAATATCATTAGGTTACTGTAAAATACAAAGTATAGTAAACTATCTTACAAAGATAGGGCATACCGAACGTTTAGAAGGTTGGGCGGCTGATATATACGAATTACCAGAGCCATATAATGATATAGTTGTCTGCACTGGTTACGCTCCATTCGGAACGAGCAGCGAAAAAACGCGTAAAGTGTGCGAACGATGGGAAAAACTATATTATAACTACGATTATACGCAACGCAAAAGAATGGTTAAACGATTTGCGCGTGAATTACACAAAGCAATTAACGACAAATAAAGCAGCGTGTAATATGTTCGGCGTTATGTTGCTATTATTCGGTACTGTGATATTCATTTCCGGCACCGATCCAAAAAAAATAAAAGACTTTATAAACAAAAGTGATGAATCAGATAAATTTTAAAGGATATGAAAGAATATAAGTTAACAGTAGAGTTCCATAACGGGGCGCGCTATTGCTATTACGGCAAGACGAAGAAAGAAGCGTTAGCAGCGTTTAAAAAATTGTTTGGCAACTTTAAAGGTTTTATAAAAAAAGAGTGGACGATAGAACAATATTAACCAATGTGGGGAGGCGGAGCGACACCGCCACCGGGAACTATTTATTAACTTAAACAATAAAGAATATGAATTCATTAAAGAAAATTTCATTTGATTATTTCAACGGACAAATAATAACATCCGAAGAAGTTAACAATTACGTACAGAAACTATGGCTTGATGGCAACGAGTTTAGCCAAATAGTGAAAAAAATAGTCAATACTGAATTAATGATTAAGGCAGTAAAACAGTGCAAAGAATTTATTATAGCTTGCATTGATATAGATATAGACAGCAAAGAAAATACAATGCAAATAATATACGGTTTTATCGATTATTTACAATGCATATATGACAGATTAGAAAAACTATGTAAGCAATCAGGGCAAACGGCCGTACTTGAATGTGAAATTTGAATAGAAATATATTGCCACAATTAGCATAGATACATTGTTGGGGTTTTTGCCAACATATCATCTTATGACACCCCGGCAGTAATACGGCTGCCGGGATTGTGGAAAAAGGATATTAAAAACGAATCAATAACAATTATAAAGATATGAACAGATTAAAAAACGCCATTGAGTCAGGGAAATTCGCATGGGAAAAGTATCTGAACGGCAAGACATGAAACGGCATAATGCTGTGTACACAACCATTATTTTGCTGTTACGGGCTAATAGGTTATCAAGTGTTTATGTACGACCGTGAACGCCATGCAGCCACATTTACATACGATTGGGAGAGACAGCAAATCAAATTTTCTAATAACTAAAACAAGGAGGAATGGAGTATGTTTTTTATATGCGTTATCGTGTGGCTTGTAGTGGGTTGCATGAAGGAAATGACAGGAAATAACGGTTTTTAAACCGAATTATCCGCCAAAGGTTGAAAGCCTTGCAAGTGGTGCAAGTTCCATGGGCGGAACTATTTACTAACTTAAAACAAAAAGATTATGGAAAAGAATTATTTCATTCAGATTAACGAGAAAGGACGAACTATAATGCTTCAACCATGCAACGCATTCGAAGCTATAAGGTTGCTAAACTTCTACAGCGATGGGATAAACCTGCTTAAAGAAACACAAGAAGTTACAAGCGTAGAACTGTATAAGATTGGCGAACCATTGCCGAAACGAATTTTAATCTAAGGAATAATTTATGAAAGTAGTAGAATATGGTCGTATATCCACCGACAAACAAACATTGGAGCAGCAAAACAGAACCGTCCAAGAATGGTTGAAAAGAAACGGTTTAAAATCTGACATTGTGATAACGGAAGAAGGAATATCTGGCGGTGTAACCTATAAGAAACGGAAATTAGGCACTGATGTACTTCCGTTGCTGGAGACTGGAGATATGCTAATAGTAGCCGAAATTTCTCGTTTAGGACGATCTATGAGCGATTTAAACAAACTCATCAATGATGAACTAAAACCGCGTAAAATACGTCTTGTAATCGTCCAAATGGGCATTGATTTGAATTGTGGCATGATAAAAGCGATGGACGAAATGATTTTGTTTGCCTTTTCTTTTGCTGCCCAACTGGAAAAAGAACTTATACAGGAACGAACTAAATCAGCATTGGAAGTAAAGAAAAAACAAATTGAGGAAAACGGTTATTTTATTTCCAAAGCTGGAAACAAATGCACCTCTTTAGGTGGAACAACCACCGGACAGGCGAAAGGCGGTAAGGTGAACGGGGAAAAAAGAAGAAAGGAAGCGATGAACGATGAAAAGAACAATATGATAGCCGCTATGTTGGAGGGGTGCAATACTCCGCAAGATATTGACAAGGTAGTTGAACGACTGAACGCAAGAGGCATTCGCACACATAGTGGCTTAGAATTTACCCGAAATCGCTTAACCGCGCTCAGAACGAAAATAAACAGGCGTGCGGAATATGCACAAAGCGTATTATCTGAATGAATGTTTAAAAACATGCCTTCTTTATTAATGTAATATTTTGCATTGTCAAGATAAACATTTATATTTGCAGTATCAAATAACACAATAGAACCGGCGGCAACGGATAAGCGGCATTAAGCAATGAGAACGTATTTTGCGAACTTTAAGGCCAATAACGGCACGAGTCTTATGGAACCGATTACAGGTACTAACAAATCGGTGTTAATAAAAGATATTAGGCATATTGCGGAGGCTAACCGCTTTGCCGGAAATGAATGTAGTTGGTCCGTGTTCATCAAAGAGGGTGACAACTATATAAGCATCGCCCGTGGAGGTATGTGGCCGGATGGTTCTAGATGGCGGGACAATACGCCTGAGATACTATAATTTGGTAACTATAAACAAAAATAGGGCAGCGAAAAAATCGCTACCCTAAATGTTGAATTGTGATTTAAGTCACAATGACATTTTTAATGTCGTTTCAATCCACGCTCGAAGGCGACTAATATCATTTCTGATATGCGGTGCAAAGGTACGTGTTTTTGAATTAACAAACAAGCAATTTTCAATTTTATAAAATATAAGATTATGAAAATTTTTAATTCATTAGATATAAATTTTCGCAGAGCATTCAAGCAGGCTGCAAAACGAGGTATCGTTAAGTTCACGGTTGAAGGGATTAAAGACGATCCTGATTCAATCTATCCGATGTTTGAAGTTTCGAATAATCATGTCACTTACTATTCCGTGCAGAGACAAGAGAGTGTTTGTATAACTGACGTAAAATTAAAAGCTGTTATCTACTAATGAAAAAAGAAAATCCGAAATATCCAGGTATATACCTTGCTGAAAACATTATTGATTACCATGGCCAGATAGGGATTATTCGCCTATCTTTCCCTCGTTGTTTTATTTGGTTCGACCAAGATGCGGATAGTATATACTGTAGCTATGATGAATTTAAAGATAGAATAGCCCATATAAATTGGCTTGATCCATCTAACAGCGGAAGCAATAGAGATAAGGAATTAGCATTGATTGAGATGTGGAATTTCTTGTGTGAAGAAGAAAGAGAGGAAGAGAGGTTATATGGAGAACTTGAATGAGAGAGAACGAATCGGTAAGCGTATTGCCGAACTCAGAAAGCAAAAGGGATTGTCCCAAGCGAGATTGGCAGAGCTGGTCAGTATAAACCAGGGGCACATAGCACGAATAGAACTTGGTAAATATAGTACAGGTATAGATATCCTTGCAAAGATAGGGTATGCACTAGGTTGCAGGATTGATTTTATAGAAAACTAAAAAAATGAAAACATTAGAAGAACTCAGAGACTTTATCAACCGAGAAATAAACTTTGTATCTTTGGATATAATTTTTAAAGTAGTTGATTTAGTCATAGCTGAAAACGGATGGACCGATGAACGTCCTAGTTCTCAATACGGTATATGCCATGATGGTGTACGTATCCTTTTCTTTGATTTGGAAATGGTTGCTGTAATCAATGCCATTGACGACTCAGTTTAAAACAAACAGTTTCAGCAAGTAGGGCTGTATAACTCTTGCTGAAACTGTTCTTCCAATTCAGGTGTTAAAGTCTAATCTTACTTTCTAGCAAATCAAATCCTTTTTCCACTTCGGAATTAAGAACTTTCGCATAAACTTGTTTTCATATTTGTTGTCCCCTATTCATTTTCTCCTTGATACTCATGAATAAAGTGAATGCTGCCACTGCCCGTACTCTGTAACTGTAGCACTTGTTGCCGTTGCTCGTCTGCCCACTGAAGAAGTGTACGTACCAACTGAGGCTGAGACTGTACTCAGTACTGGACCAATACCATGTGGAGGATAACGGTTCTTTGCCTATGTACCTCAGCACATCGTTTATATTATCTTGATAATGAGCCATTAAATTAAGCTGTCCTAATGATGGGATATATTCGTCATCTTTCAGCAGATTAGACAGTTTAGGATTTCGCTCAATCAGCTGAGTAGTGTTACGCTGTCCATTCATATCAAATAGTGCATCACATTCACGCCCATAATAGATTTGATTTCCAAATTCCTCTCGGCTGTCATTGTCAAGCAACTGAACATCCTTATGCTCCGTCAACGAGATGGCAAACGATACGTCTTTGTGCTTTAATCCGATGTATCGTACACAATCTTTGAAGTTATCGCCGGTAAACGGTTCTGCATGTCCGTCTTCGTAGATTAGATACAAGCCGTTGGTCCACTCTGCCCTGTCTTCTTTAGTTGGCATCATAACCGATTGGCGTAAATTTTCAATGTTAACCTTCATCGTCTTATTGTTTTTAGATTATTTCTCAATACCTTTTCCCATTTTTGTTTTCTCTCAATTCATTGTATCTCATCTTCTGATTGATGTGCCATGTGAGGTCTATGTCCAAATGGTTGGCAAGCCCGAAAATAGCCAATAGCATGCCATTTAATTGCTTTTCTAATGGATAGTCATATTCATACGCATATCTGATGGGAATTGTGGATATAGCGTATATACTTTCTGTAAAGGTCTCATCCTCGCAACTTTCCTCCGCCTCGTATAACATTTCTTCCGTAAAATCCTCGATGTCTATCTTACGCAATCCGCACAAATCAAGCAGGCGTATAGCTGCATCGGCAAGTTCATCGGGAAGTGTATCTTTTACATTCTTTTCAAAGGAACACTTAAATCGCTTTTCTTCTTCCACTAATGCAGGATAGCAATTATAGTCCATTTCAAAACGTGATTTACATTTCTTTCCTAATCTTCCCTTTCTATCTGCTTCTACAGCTTCCATAAGCTCGGATGTAACTAAACAAAGGCAGTGTTTATTACTCAATTCCTCATCGTGAAAACCGTGTTCACAAGCGGTTTTATAAGCGCGATCGCGCAATTCGTTTAAATTAATATTGTTCATTTCCTTATTCCTAATTTGATTTCTTCATCCTTGATTATTCTCCAATCTTATCGGCTTCCTCATACCGTTCCTTATTTATCCACATCTTTGCAGTTCCAAGAGCTGGGTGATGTAAACAATGTCGTTACGATATGGCACATGACGGACGCATTTTTCTATCTCATCAAACCTATTCTCCATGCGTCTGTGACACTTGCTTACCAAAATTAAGGTAAAAATGCCAAAGTACAAAAAATTAATGGGGCAAGTACGGATTTAAATATTAATTCTGCTGTTTCCATACTTATTTAATCATAATCAATAGCTTTGCAGTCCAATAGAATATCACGCAATATAACACATATCCGAGTAATCTTTCGCAAGTTTGCGAAGGTTCTAATCCTGTAATAAAGTCCCACATATTATACTCATATACACAAATTAGATATGATATGATGACAGATGCCAATACATATGTGAATTTTCTCATAATCATATAAGTTTTAATGCTTCCTGTAATCCTGCCTCAAGTGCTTCTTCGTAGGTATTATAATGGGCAATAGGTCTGTCAGATAATCCTACTAAGTCGTGATTCGGAATTGTTAGTATATCATATATCCAATAATTTCCATACATATAGGATATTTCGATATGCAGGCTCTTGGTTTCACGAAGCCACTTTTGGGCGATGGATTGTATTGGACAAGAATAGAATAATTTAGGTAAATCCTTACTAGTTCTAAATATGGTTTCCATCATCAAGCCTTTATCGTTAATGATATATTTGCAATACTCATTAAAGCCTTTCTCTTTCAGAAGCTTCGCAGTCTCTAGTGTTACAAGTTCTTCGGTCATAGTTATTCCTCCTCCTCTATTTTTACTTTTCCACGGTTAACAAAGCCATCACAGTTCATCAAAGCACAAAGACAGATGTCATATTCTTCCTTTTCTGACTTACTGCAAATGCGCAACAGTGAGCATTGGTTGCATGGGACATTTTCACTCGTCATCTCATGCAACACTCCATTTATTATTATTCCGTTCTTTACTTCCATACCGTTCATTCATTATAAGTTACACCCAAACACAATACTTTGCTAGACACGCCTAAATCGTCAAATTCAAGAATTAAATACTCTGTATCGTAAGGATAAGGGTATCTGCAATTTTTCAATTCCTCATCCGTCAATTTGCGTCTGATACGTATCTCGATTTCAAAATCATCGGGAAGGTTCTCTATGATTTTTCTAAGTTTTCCTACGTTTTTTATTTCCATACTACTTCTATTAAAAGGTGGAAAGTATGTTTTCTCCCTAAAGGATTAACTATAAACTCTTTCCGATTAATTCTTATACGCCATTCAAGCGTTTTCATCCTTCTCATGTGTTTCTTTACCAGCTTAGTTGAAACAATTCGACCTAAACACTCATTGTAATCAAATTTTAATTTGTTCCAATAATGAAAGTATCTATTATTATACATATTTTTATTCTTTAGTAAATACAGGTGAAAATTCTTGAATATACCCAGTAAGTTCATCTACATGTTTCCTTAGCTTGATATTAAGCAACTTTAATAGATATATCTCCCTATATGCTTCCGCTAAGCTAATGGTTAATTCTTCCTTATCCATATCTCAATCTCCTTTCTTCTTAATTCGTTCAAGTACATCCCTGTTGGCTTCGAGTATATCATCGAAAGACGGAATGGGCATCCATGCCAACACGATACTGTTTCCAAAAACCCATCTATTATCTTTATCAAAAGCACTTGTTTTGTAAAACCTTTCAATTAGAATACGTGATACACCACAACACATTGTCAAAACGAAAACTTTTTGTCCTTCTTCCGGCAACCGTTCCTTAACACTTATCCAAAGCGATTGCTTGGATTGCCATTCGGCACCTTGAACGAAATTCATCTCTCCAAACTTTGCCAAATCTTTACCGATCAAAGTTCTGTCAACTGTCCTGTGATTAAACAGGATATTTTCCTTTGCTGCCTTTTCTACTGTCTGTTTCATAATTTAATCAATTAGGGTGATGTGGTTGAATGTTCAATTCGTTTTCTATAAATTTCTGTAACTTATGGGTGCATTCCGAGCATAAGTCGGCTTCTTGGATGAATATATCTTCCCTTCCACCAACAGAGCCACCATCCCATTTATCCACCTTGAAATCCAATCTTGCGCTGCGGAAATACGATGGCTGTATCTCTCTTCCGCATGCATCACATATTATCGTTACTTTTTTCATATCTATCTTGTTACAAGTAAAATGTTTTCCTTTTTTGCGTCTACGTTGAAAATCCAACATAGATTTTTTCCTAACATTAAGAGCACGTGACATTTTAATAAAAGTCCATATTGTCAAAATAAATACAATGACAGATGAAATACCTCCGACAATTATATATGTACGTACTAATCCCGTCAATCCGGATTGATTCAAATAGTCAATAAGTTCTTTCATAATCAATCTCCTTTCCCTTTAATCCGTTCCAGTACATCCTTGTTGGTTCAATAGCTCACTAATGTTATCTATGACTTCCCCATCTGTCAACGTATCATCCAGGATGATAGATTTAATCTGATTTGAAAGCTATGATGTGCCATTTTCAAAACTAAGAGCAATCATGTCTTTAATATCGGAAACGCCATTTGGAACTCCGTTTGTTCCGAATGAATCAATTACTGATTCTGCATATTCTCTTACTGCTTCTTCTAACTTCTGTTTCATATCTAAACTATTTTACATATTGCAATCTCCACACATATCCACAAGCAAATCAAATTCTTCTCGTGAGTATTCAACCCCATTAATTACGATTACCTCGTTGCCATTTTGATCAAAATAAACTCCATCATTCATTTCTAATCAGTTTTGAGCCTAATTAAACTACATCGTTAATACCAATTTCTCCTTTCAAAACTCGCTCTACCTGTCGATCAAGTATCTCTTGAAACTCTATCTGGCAAATAAGAGAGCAATCCGGCATAATTTCTTCCACTGGATCACCTCGCCACGTTGGGAGTTCATCCAAGAAGATGCGACCGCATTTGTCTTTCAGACACGTTGCGCCTACTTCTCGTTCAATCTTAGCCATCCGGTCAAACACTTTCGGAAAATCCTTCCGTATCTTATTCCAATAACCCATGCCACCTTTCACACAACCGATACAGTTGTTGTTATTGTAGCCCATCTTGTACATAGCAGGGATTTCAATACCAGCTTTCCATAGCATACCCATTGCATCCTTTTTTTGTTATCTGTCGCTCGATAAGTGGGAACAACGGCTTTGTATCAGGATATTGCTGTTTAAAGCGGATAGCTCGATTGATTTCTTTCGGGTCAAAGTCGAATCCCCAAACTTGACCGTCCCAAG